ATGAGCACATTTGCAGTTTTCGGAATGAATGAACACTTCGGTGTCGCCCAACTCAGCAGCATGTTCGACTCCCTCCAGTACGCGGCTGATTACGCGGACCGCATCCGTAAGCTTGGGCGGTGTCGCGATGTCATTATCAGGGCGAAGATCAAGCTGCCGCAAATCGACTTGAGGCGCAAGTCGCCCACCAAACTTTCGTCGCTGGACTACTCGCCGGAATCGACAGCAGCCGCTTGACCCACCCTCACCTATTGCGTTGAGTACTGTTTTCAAGCCGAAAGATCAGGCCCAAGAGTCAAATCGATGTCTAGCCTCGCCAATGCTTTACCGCGAGCTAACGCCTCATTGAAGCTGTTGTACTTGGCATTTTCACGGATTACTTCAACCCGGCTTTCTTTGTTCTCTACAGCGATTCTAAGTCCTGTTGGCACAGAATCACTGTCGCTATCCCATTCGAAATCAATCTTCGCTTTAACGCCTCGATGCTCATAGACAACTGGGTACGGCCTATCCACTAACACCATTTCGATCTCCTTGATCCGGCTCCATGCCGGGCCGAACACAAATACCCCACTTCAACGAATCACGCCAGCCGGCGAGGATCACTTATGTTCACAGTAATCGATTTGTTTTCCAGGTTTGGCGGATTGACCCGAGGCGGGGTTGATGCCGGCCTGCAAGTACTCTGGGCAGCAAACCATTGGTCAGCAGCCGTTGAGTGGCACACGAAGAACAACCCGGACAAAAACCACTCAGAAACGAAAAAGGCCTACGCCGTTAAGCGTAAGCCCTTGATATTCATGGTGCGAAGCCGGGGTCGAATATACCATCTACAGGCCGCTATTTTACTGACTTCATCTATTATTAATCTCAGTACGTATACCTAAACGTATACCTAAAACGGGAAGTACCCTTATCTTCTCCGCCTCCCGCCTCCCGCCAGTCTCCTATCGTGCCGCCCCCCCCGTTTTGCCGTCTCCGGGTGACGCTTGTGATCATCATTACTCACCCCGTTTTGGGATGGAAGAGATGGAAAAATAGTTTGGGCGTGGGGCGCCGATACTGCGAACGCTAATTCTTTTTACGCAGCACCTCCAGCATTCCTCCAAATTCGCCCAAGACGGCGATTCCCTAAAAAACTACGAATTAATGATTGAAACGGGCAGAGAACGGTCCATGGGGCGAGCGCTCCAGACTTTTGCCCCCCCCTCTCCCTAATGACTTTATCAAGCAGCAGGCAGCTCGCCCGCCTCCGGTCCGAATGACGCTTGGAGCGTGAATAGCAGCGCAGCCTCGAACTGAAGTGACTGACCAGACGGCTGATCTGCTGCACATGTCTCAATCGAGGGCTGACATCGTATCCTGCAGGAGCTCACTGTAAGTAAGGCTCGATCCGGTCGTAGTGGTCCACTGTTTATCATGGCGAAGAGTTAGATATCGGGAGATTGTCCGCATTTTGTCCGCATCGCATGCGGACCGACTTCCGACGGTTGGCTGACTGCATTCCGCTTGGTGTCTTTTCAATACGCATTGGTTGACAGAAATCTAGAAGGCTACAGCGTCGAGACAGTCGACGACCTGAACAGTTTTCTGGGTTTCGCGCGCGCCATTATCGAAGTTGATTGACTAATCGAAATCACCGGAACCCTTACCTGCCTTGCTTTTAGGACAATAGCGGGGTACCGGTCAAGCGCCGGACAATGGACTCAGACCGTAAGCGAAACGTCCGCAATCCGTCCGCATTCGATGTGGACAAAAAGCGGACTAGAGAAGAGAAGAGAAGAGAAGAGAAGAGAAGAGATATACAAACACTAGCTAGCGCTAGCACTTTAGACTCTGCCATGCCGAAGACGAATAGATGTGAATCTCCAGAAATACGGCGGAGTGGCAGGCCGCCCAGGTACTGCCGACGCCGCCGTCTACAGGGTAGACGGCGTGTGCAACTGCCGTTGTATCGGACTTGACCAGCATGCTGAATCGAACCAGATTCCCTGGGTACATTTGACTGGCCGCATTTGACCGAACTCTGGCGGTCATGATGAGCGGAAATCAGCCAAAAGCGGTCGTATGTTACTTAGTCCAAAGGTACGCACAGATAGCTCAACGGCAAGACAAACTTGCTCTGCAGTAAATCTAAATACTCCGCATCGTCACCGTATAAAGGCTCTCGTCCCACCGCAACCAAACTGATCGTTTTTTTGCGCACCTGAGTATGGTAGGCGTATTCGAGCAATTGCCCGATTGCTTGCCGCAGGACGGTGCGAGGCAAAAGATCTGACTTAATCTCATAGAGGATAAGCGCATCCTGGGTCTCGACAGTTATATCGATGTATTCACGCTCTGCAAGTACGATGTCGGCTGGATAATCTTTCTTCAGCTGCTCGAGTAGTTTCTTCTGCATCCTTGCATGCTCAGCTGTGCGCTGATAAGTCACCGTCCTGGTAGTGGGCTTGATCTTGGGGATGGTGATCCAGTCCTTGCCATTTGGCTTCCGCCGTCCCCCAAGCGTTTGGTCACCCTGGACAACCACAGAATAGAGCTGATAGCGCTTGCATCGCTCTATGATTGGATCGTCGGGTTTCGAGTACTCATCAACGTCGTAAAGCGTGACGTTATCCAACCGAAATCGGATATTGAATACGTACGGGGCATACTCGTCATGCCCCAAGTCCTCAGGATTGCGACCAAGCTGGACAATCTCTTCACACATCTCTTGAAACCAGCCATTTCTTTGGAACAATGCGAGCGCATCTTGCGCTTGACGGTCGGTAAGGCATTCCACTTCTCGAATTTCACCTACGTACCGACGTTTTGCTTTTGGCTCAATGCTGAAGAGGTGCAGATCGAATGGTTGCGCGTCCTTGAGCAATCGATTGCGGCTTTTGTTAACGCCTTGCACGAAGGCGTAACGCCAACCATCAACGACCCAATCATCTCTGAACAGCCATTCCTCATGGCCGAACCCGAATTTGCTTGTATAGGAGCTTTTGACCTCTTTGGCCGGCGCTACGCCCGAGGGTTTCTTCCAGTTGTCCGTGTTGTAACAAAGCCTCGTTAGATACTTCATCGCCGCTTCCTGCATGAGAGATATCAAATGGACATTACTTTATAGACCGTTGGAATTGTAGCCAGCGACGAGCCGTATTGCCGAGGATTCATAACTCACTCAACCGCTCATCAATTTTTCTAGACGCCTTCACCGACCGCTTTGGGTCACAACGAGATTTTCGTTCCGGTTTTGACTGTTGAACCTGTCCTAAGACGTTTTCACATAGCTTGGAGGCAGGAGCGCCGATCCGGCTATGCTGGGCTCGGTTCGCAATCAGAGGTGTTTCGCGCTTTCGCCAGTAGTACAAAGTAAACTCGGGCCCCAAGCCTCTTGAGCCTAGCATCTAGACTAAGCTAGACGGGAGCTGGATAACGCTAGTTTACGGCCGGCACACTTTTTGAGTCGCCACCACGATACTGACGTAACGAGTAATGAAGAATGTGGGACAGCTTAATTAGAACGCTGCAAGCGAACGCGACCGTCGAATTTGGGATGCTTCAGTTAGCACGACAACCTGACTGCCCCTCCTGGCGTCGACACAGGTCCCCAAATCGCTTTGAGCATCTGCACAACGCGCTCTTCAGCGATAAGGGGGCATATGCCGCCTGTACGGGGAAGTCGGCGTATCCCAAACAGAAATATTCGATGGCCGGTCAGCTCGTAGTGCCCTTCGCCGCCGCTTGGGACCTGAATACCGGGGTGGGGTTTCTAGTGCGCGCTGCGGTCCCCTATCCTGAAATCACTATAGTGGCCGTTGATGTACTTGAGGCTATTGAGCCCGCGACCGAGCATGAATTGCTAAACCAGCTTTCATGGACTTTCGGTACAGCGGCTGGCGATTACGGTATTCGCTGGCTTACAAATCGCAACATTCAGCTTCCAACCAACGAATGCTGAGTGCATCGCGAGATGCAACAAAAGCTATGAGGCATCATGGTAACAACGCAAGGCGCTGAAGGGCCAGCGGCTTCCCTTAGTATTCCTTCTCCCCCGTGCCCCTAGACCGGGTAGATGGCCCCCTTATCAACCTCCTCGCAGACGAGTGCGACTTAACGACGTGTAGAACCCACAACATAGGAGTGCTTCCTTGTGCCATCGTCACATAAGCCAACCCGGTGATGCGACAGCTACCGACTTTAGACGGTCGAACACTCGCAGCTTCCGCCATCACTGGGGTGAATTGCCCCCGGTTCCGTAGAGACGGTGATCTTCACTTTCTGATTGAGATTCAGTGGCTGCGACTGTCAGCTTAGGGTTGACTGCTGCCCCCGGCGAGAGGCAGCAATTGGCCAATAGCGCCTCCCGCTCAGCAACTGCTCACGACCCAGCTATGTGAAAACGCATGCATCGTTTCGATGTCTGCATTGCTGTGCAAAATCCGCCAGCATTTGGTTAATCCGCAGACCTGGAATTTGCGTAGGATCGCGATTTCCATTCCGTCTTTGACTGTCAAACCTGCTCTAAAACGTTTTCACACTACCTGGACCTAAAGCGGACGCTCCTGATAGGCACCCTCGGGTGCTAGACTTGCGCTTTTGCCCCTACTCCAAGGAACTGTTGCGTGAATACGGAAAATCATTCCCAGACGGCCGCCTTTCTCTGGTCGATTGCCGACCTGCTGCGTGGTGATTTCAAGCAGTCCCAGTACGGCCGCATCATCCTGCCATTCACCCTGCTGCGGCGCATGGAGTGTGTGCTGACGCCGACCAAGGATGCCGTGATTCGCGAGTTCTACGCCCAGGAAGGCCGCCCGGACACCGTACGTGAAATGTACATGCTACGTGCAGCAGGTGGCCTGCAGTTCTTCAACGCTTCGCCGCTGACTCTCGGCACTCTGTCCGATACCCAGACCTCGGCAGACCTGATGAGTTACGTGCAGTCCTTCAGCAAGGACGCACGCGAGATCTTCGAGCACTTCCACTTCGAGGACTTCGTTCTACAATTGGCCAGCGCCAACTTGCTCTATCAGGTAGTGCAACGGTTTGCTGCCACCGACCTGAGCCCCGAACGCATCAGCAACTTCGGCATGGGCATCATCTTTGAAGAGCTGATCCGCAAGTTCGCGGAAAGCTCCAACGAAACCGCGGGTGAGCACTTCACCCCGCGCGATATTGTGCACCTCACCACTTCGTTGGTGATCACCGATCAGGACCACAAACTCGCGCCCAACAGCATCGTCACCATCTATGATCCAACCGCGGGTACGGGTGGTTTTCTGTCCGAGGGTGACGAGTACATCCAGTCCATCAGCGAAAAGGTCAGCGTGTCCCTGCACGGACAGGAACTGAATCCCGAGTCCTATGCCATCTGCAAAGCGGACATGCTGATCAAGGGCCAGGACGTGATCAGCATCAAGCTCGGCAACACGCTGTCCAACGACCAACTGGCCAACAAGCACTTCGACTTCATGCTCAGCAACCCGCCGTTCGGCGTGGAATGGAAGAAGGTGCAAAAGCAGATCACCGACGAGCACAGCCACAAGGGTTTCGATGGCCGCTTCGGCCCAGGTCTGCCACGGGTGTCCGACGGTTCGCTGCTGTTCCTCCTCCACCTGGTCAGCAAAATGCGTGACCCGCGCGACGGTGGCTCGCGCATCGGCATTATCCTTAACGGGTCGCCGCTGTTTACCGGCGGTGCGGGCTCGGGAGAGTCGGAGATTCGCCGCTACCTGCTGCAAAACGACCTAGTGGAAGCCATCGTCGCGCTGCCGACGGACATGTTCTACAACACCGGCATCGCCACCTATGTGTGGATACTCAGCAACCACAAAGCGGCTGAGCGCCAGGGCAAGGTCCAGTTGATCGACGGCAGCCAGCACTACGCCAAAATGCGCAAGTCGCTGGGCAGCAAGCGCCAATACATCACTGAGGATCAAATCAGCGAGCTGGTGCGCCTGTATGGCAGCTTCGAGCACACCGCGCAGAGCAAGATCTTCCCCATTGACGCCTTTGGCTACCGGCGCATCACCGTTGAGCGCCCGCTACGGCTAAAATTCCAAACCAGTGCCGAGCGCATCGCTAAAGTGCTGGAAGAAAAAGCCCTGCAGAAACTCGACAGCGCCGCTCAGAAACAACTGATGACCGCCCTGCAAGCGATGGACGCAAGCCAACTGCACCGCAACCGCGAGCAATTCAGCAAACTGCTGAAAAAAGCCCTCACCGCGCACAGCGTCATCCTGAGCACGCCGGAGCTAAAAGCCCTGCTCAATGCACTGAGCGAGCGCGACCCCGAGGCGGATATCTGCATGACCAAGGGCCAGCCGGAAGCAGACGCAGGACTGCGCGATAACGAGAACGTGCCGTTGGGCGAGTCGGTATACGAATACTTCCAGCGTGAAGTCATCCCCCATGTGCCGGATGCCTGGATCGACGAAAGCAAAACCGATGCTCAGGATGGCAAAGTCGGCATTGTCGGCTTCGAGATTCCCTTCAACCGGCACTTCTACGTATTCCAGTCGCCGCGCCCGTTGGCCGAAATCGACCGCGACCTGAAAGCTTGTACCGACCGCATCAAACAAATGATTGAGGGGCTGTCGGCATGAGCTTGCTTGCATATCAGAAGCTGAAACCGTCAGGTATAGAGTATTTGGACGGAGTTCCAAATGACTGGTCATTAAAACGACTTGGCGATCTTGTTGCTTTTGCTCAGGGCAAGGCGCATGAGCCATATATTGACGATGATGGCGACTATATCTGCGTTAACTCTAGGTTCGTTTCGACGTCGGGGAGAACGATTAAGACGTGCAGTATCAATCTGACCCCTGCTTCGTTAAATGACATATTGATGGTAATGAGCGACCTGCCCAATGGGCGGGCGCTTGCTCGGGCATATTACGTTGATGATCACGGTAAGTACGCCGTGAATCAGCGGGTGTGTCGAATCACGGCAGAAAAGGCACATCCTCGTTTCTTGTTTTACTTGTTAGATCGTCACCCTGGACTTATGCAGAATGACGATGGCGTGCATCAAACCCATCTTTCAAATGCCGATTTTCAAAAACTAAAGCTCTATCTGCCATCAATTTCAGAACAAAACCAAATCGCACGCTTTCTTGATCACGAAACCGTCCGCATCGACGCGCTGATCGAAGAGCAGCAGCGCCTGATCGAATTGCTCAAGGAAAAGCGCCAGGCCGTGATCTCCCACGCCGTAATCAAGGGCCTCGACCCTACGGTGCAGATGAAAGACTCCGGCGTGAAGTGGCTAGGCGAGGTGCCGGCACATTGGGAAGTGACACCCCTGAAATATGTGGTTAGCAATCTAGGACAAGGATGGAGCCCACAGTGCGATAACTATCCAGCTGAAGATGGCGAATGGGGGGTATTAAAAGTTGGATGTGTAAATGGTGGCCAATTCAATGCTGGTGAGAATAAGCATCTGCCAGTTGAGCTTAAGCCAGATGAGGAGCTAGCAATCAAGCAGGGCGACTTATTGATATCAAGGGCAAACACCAGAGAACTGGTTGGCAGCGCCGCTGTTGCCGACAAAAATTATCCGCGACTAATGCTGTGCGACAAACTTTATCGATTGCGCTTGAACATGGAGCGAGCTACTCCCGAGTTCTTAGCTCTCTACCTCAGATCTAGCGCCCCTAGAAGTCAGATTGAATTGGCCGCAAGTGGCGCAAGTGACTCGATGCAAAACATCTCGCAGTCAGTCGTAATGGATATGACTCTTTCCTTGCCGCCACTTGGCGAGCAGGAGGAAATTCTGCGGTTCCTCAGCGTCATACTGAAAAGTTCCGATGACTTGGTTGCTGAAGCCACTAGTCAGCGCTACCTGCTCCAAGAACGCCGTTCCGCTCTAATCTCCGCCGCCGTTACCGGCAAAATCGACGTACGTGGCTGGCAGCCATCAGCCACTGCGACATTCCCTGAATTAGCAGAAGAGGCTGTGTAATGGCAGACAGCAAGGAAGCGCAGTTCCAAAAGGACATTATCGATGTACTAGCCACTCAGGGCTGGTTGGTCGGCACGGCCAGCAACTACAATCGCCATACCGCGCTGTATACCGAAGATGTACTGAGCTACTTCAAGGACGCTTGGCCGGAGCGCTGGGAAAAGTTCGCCAAGGCCAACCCGAATGCACCAGAAGACATACTGATACAAAAGCTGGTGCGTGAGCTGGAGCAGAGCGGCACCCTGGATGTGCTACGCCATGGCTTCAAACTACCGGCGGTGAAGGTAGAGCTGTGCAGCTTCCAGCCCGACCACGGCATGAACCCGGACACCCTAAAGCGCTACCAGCGCAACCGCTTGCGCGTGGTGCCCGAGGTGTCTTACTCGCCGCACGCGCGTGAAGCCGGCAGCAACGGGCAAAGCTACAACCCTCGACTGGATCTAGTGCTGTTCGTCAACGGCATTCCCACTGCCACGCTGGAGCTAAAAAGCGAATTCAAGCAGTCGGTGGAAAACGCCAAGCGTCAGTACCGTTACGACCGCCCTGTGAATGACCCGCTGACGCGCAAGCCCGAGCCGTTGCTGACCTTCAAGCGCGGCGCGCTAGTGCACTTCGCCGTGGGCCAGAACGAGGTGGCAATGACCACCAAGCTGGCCGGCAAGGACACCTTTTTCCTGCCGTTCAACCTCGGCACCGATGAGGGCGGCGCTGGCAACCCGATGCCTGCCGACGACAGCCAGTACGCCACCGGCTACCTATGGCAACGACTGTTCCAGCCAGATGCCTGGCTCAAAGTTCTGGGGCGCTTTCTGCACCTGGACAAAAAGACCAGCGAAAGCTTCGATGGCACGCCGGTTACCAAGGAAACGATGATCTTCCCGCGTTACCACCAATGGGAAGTGGTCAATAAACTGGTCAACACCACTCGCGCCGAAGGGCCTGGCAAGCGCTATTTAGTCCAGCACAGCGCCGGCTCGGGCAAGTCCAACTCCATCGCCTGGACGGCGCATCAACTGGCTTCACTGTACGACACCGCTGGTCAGCGCCTGTTTAACTCGGTGATCGTGGTCACAGACCGAACAGTGCTGGATAGCCAATTGCAGAACGCCATTTACCAGTTCGAGCACGCCCAGGGCGTGGTCAAACCGATCAGCCGTGATGTCGGAAACCAGAGCAAGTCCGAACAACTGGCTGAGGCGCTGGCTGAGCAGACGCGCATCATCATCGTCACCATCCAGACTTTTCCTGCATTATTCGATGCCCTAGACAAGTACCCCAAGCTGGCTAGCGGGCGGTATGCGGTAATCGCTGACGAGGCGCACTCCTCGCAAACTGGCTCGTCGGCCAGCAAGCTGAAACAGATTCTAGGCAGCGATGCACTGGACGCCGAGGAAGTCAGCGCCGAAGAGTTGTTGGACGCAGCCGTACAGGCGCGCCAACCGAATGAGCGCATCAGTTACTACGCCTTCACCGCCACGCCCAAGGCCAAGACCTTGGAGCTGTTCGGTCGCCCGGCCGACTCCACGCTGCCGGCCAGTTCCAGCAACAAGCCGGAGGCTTTTCATCTGTATTCCATGCGCCAGGCTATCGAGGAGGGTTTCATCCTCGACGTGCTGCGCAACTACACCACCTACAGTACCGCCTGGAAGATCGCCCACCCAGATGGCGAAGACGACGAGGTGGACAGCAAGAAGGCGCGCATCAAGCTAGCGCGCTGGGTGCGTTTGCATCCATACAACATCAGTCAAAAGGTTGAGGTGATCGTCGAGCACTTCCGCGCCAATATCCGCAATCTGCTCAATGGCCAGGCCAAGGCCATGGTGGTGACCAGCAGCCGCCAGGAAGCGGTGCGTTACCAGTTGGCGGTGAGAGCCTATGTACAGCAGATGGGTTACAACGATGTGCACCCGCTGGTGGCGTTCTCCGGCAGCGTGCTACCGGATGAGGTGATCCCCGAAGAGGTGACGGAAAGCAGCAGCCTGCTCAACCCTGGCCTGAATGGCCGCGACTTGGCAGTGGCGTTCGACACCCAAGACTTCAACGTGATGATCGCGGCCAACAAGTATCAGACCGGCTTCGATCAGCCCAAGCTGTGTGCCATGTACGTGGACAAAAAGCTGCAAGGCGTGGACTGCGTGCAGACCCTGTCGAGGCTGAACCGCACTTTCGGTGACAGCAAGGAAACCTTCATTCTCGACTTCTTCAACGAGCCGCAGGACATTCTTGACGCCTTCCTGCCGTACTACACCAAAGCCGAGCTGACCGATGTAACCGACCCGCAGATCATTTATGACCTGCAAAAGAAGTTGGATGCAGAGGGAATCTATCACTGGCAGGAGGTCGAGGCATTCTCCATAGCCTTCTTCGACCCCAAGGCGGCTGCTAGCAAGCTCAGTTACTACTGCACTCCGGCAAAGGAGCGCTTCGCCAAGCGCTACGCCTTCTCGGTGGAGTCGCGCCAGCAGGCGCTGGACTTCAAGCGCACAGCCGAAGCTAACGGCGACAGTGGTGGCCTGAAAAAAGCCGAGCACGCGCTGAAAGAGGCCGGCGAGCAGATCGATCAACTTGATCTGTTCCGAAAGAATCTGCAGAGCTTCGTGCGCCTGTACGAGTTCCTCTCGCAGATCGTGCCCTATGAAGACCGCGAACTGGAGCAGCTCTGCGTGTACGCCAAGCACCTGCACCCCCTGCTGCGCGTGGATCGCCTGCAACAAGATGACGTGGACGTGGGCGAGCTACAACTTAGTCATTACCGCCTGAGCAAGCGCGCCGAACACCAGCTACGCCTGAACGAAGAACACGGCGAATATACCCTCAAACCCGGCAGTGACGTGGGCAGCGGCAAGCCCCATGACCCGGAGAAGAAGCGCTTGTCGGAAATCATCGAGGCGCTGAACGATATCTTCGGAGCCGAGGTGAGCGATGACGACCAGCTGCAGTTCCTCACCGGCATCGCCCAGCGCATCAGCCGCCAGGAAGATGTGATGGCTCAGGTAAACAACCACTCTGTGGATCAAGTAATGCACGGCTTGTTCCCCAAGCGCGTTCTGGACACCGTGCTAGATGCCATGACCGACCACGAGAAACTATCGCTGGAAGTGCTGGATAACGAGACCAAGAGCCGTGCTTTTGCCTTGGTGATTTTGAAGATGCTGAAATCGGCAGCCGCCCTCGATGAATCCGGTTTGCGAAATGCCTGAAACCAAATAAATCGCATCAACAAAATACGCGCCGACATCTGTTTTTTGCCGACTGCTGCCTGTCGTCACCGGCTGCAATGGGTCGTTTACCGCTCATCGCGACAGGCAGCAACCGGCCGATGCTGTTGAAAACAGTCGGTCTGCCCAAACTGCCTGATCATTGACTGGTGAAAACGCCTTTTTTTGCACGCTGATACGTGAAATCCGAGTCCGGAAGCCCTTGCCAAAAGTAAAGATTTCAATCTCGGACGCGTACTTTTCTGATGCGCAAACCATCCTCGACTTTTTCACCAGAATCGGCCAAAAGCGGTCAGTCGCGATAGATTTGTAGAGCAGGGATTGTGTGCGGTTCTCTCCGAGGTTAGCCTTGCGCAAGCCTGAACACCGCCAGCTAAGGGAACTGCAGGATTGGTGCATTTAATCCACGCCTTTACATCTCCCGAATCTATTCCAGATCAGTCTGCTGGTATTACCCGTCATGTTATCCACCAAATGGTGTGTTTAAATGCACTATCTGGTGTCTATTTATAGTTAGAAACCAAAGGAATTTTCCGTGCCCACCCAAAAACGACATCCAGACAATCATGTACTCGATCCAATAGTAAAGCCCCTTGCCTCCAAGGCATTCTTAATCTTTATTTCTTTAGCAGCCATTGCTGCAGGAATTACTTTTTCAGTAGTTCATGAAAACTGGTCGTGGATCAATCGATTTGGCGCGGTGGTTATAGTGGCCGGCCTGCTCTTTACTATGTCACCCCTGTTTTCAGACGGAATTTATAAGTCACAATCCGGCGCTGGGCGCTTCGCTGAGCTCCACATTGATGGCACGCCAATAATCACGACAGCAGAAGAACGGAAAATTGGTAACAATGTTGCGCTAGGTATCGTTATTACTGCTATTGGCACGCTAACTAACGCATTTGGCGACTTACTAGGTAATTGCGTATATAACTTCTAGCTATACGCTCAATGTCGCTCACTCCGCTAGCTTAACCGTTATGTCTTAGGGGTAGATTATGGATTATAAACTAGACATCAAAGCAAACGCTTTGGACAGCTTCAATGAGGCTCTGGAAAAATTCGAACAAGGCGAGAACGGCAATACCAAATCATACAAGTTTGCAATCCTGCACGCATCTCACTTTCTAGAACTAATATTAAAAATATACATTATCTCAATAAATGAAAATCTTGTTTTTTCTAAATGCTATCGACACGTTGCAAAGAAAGCAAAAGACGAAAACGTAAATATTCTAGAAGCCTTTGAAGTAATCACCAAAGAAAACTTCGACCTTAACTCTCTAATAGACACAGATAGCAGCCCACACACAATCACTCTTGACCAAGCGTTGGACTTTGCAAGATGTGAAAAATGCAAAATTACAGGCGTTAACTTTGTTGATACTGAGTTTTGCAGTGACATTGAATGGATCAAAGGACTAAGAAACAACATCGAGCATTTCCAGTTCAAGCTTGAACCCAAAGAGGTTCGACTTTGCATTGGTCGCTTAGTTAGGAGCGTCATTGAGTTTCTTGATATTTTCGACCTGTTTAATCTGGAGAGTGAAATCGGAAAGGATAGGTTTCATATTTTTGAAACTCTTGCCGATGAGTACACTCAACTTTTAAGAGAAGCCACTCGCGAGGTTGAAGAGCAAGAATCTGAAACCTTCAGAGGCATCAGGCACAAACACTATGTATTCATCGACTGGAACATATATACATGCCCTGGATGCAACAACCACACAATGATTCCCAATCACGAATCCAGTACTGGATACAAATGTACTTTTTGTAAGAACGAAGAAAGCGGCGAAATTGAAGTGCCATGCGATTGCTGTGGTGCACTTTCACCTTCCGATGAAATGGACACTTGGTCGATGGATGACGGCTCAATCGAATATCGGTGTTATTTCTGCTCTGGACAGTATCAAATCGACAAAGGCGATTAACATAACTATATACTCAACCTCATTGGCTTCGCTCGCTGGACTTGCAAAAGCTACGCTTTTGCTCGCCGGTTAGCACAGCCGTTAGATTTTTTAGGTACGTGGATATTATGCCAAAGCGAGCAACTTCATTAACAGGCGCTGCTGGCGAGCATTATGTGGCCTATAAGCTCTCTGCAATGGGCTATCCTACAGCTCTGACCAGAGGCGGCTCACCGGTGATCGACCTGATGGTGGGCGATTTAAGTGGTAACGGCTCCATATCCATACAGGTAAAGACTTCCAACAGCGCCCGTCGTATTCACAAGAGGGATAAGAACAAAGATAAAGATAGGTGGGAATGGGATGTCGGGAGTAAGGGTAAGACGCTGAAGGGGGAGTCAATTTTTTACGCCTTCGTGAACTTGAAGGGCGCCCCAAGCGCTATCAAGAACCCACATCCAGAAGTATTCATTGTCCCCTCCGAGGATGTTGCTTTTTATCTTGATCGCCCGATGAGCCGCTATATGTTTTGGATAAAGGACAAGGATAAGGACCGCTACCTGGAAGCTTGGCACCTAATCACTGACCGCCTCCTTGGCCCTGTTTCTGCTGGTCCAATCGATGAGGTGGAGTCAGCCGATGTGGAAAGCGTCGTGGAGCCTGCTTGATCTTTCATTTTAGTTGGCATCGAAGCCCAACAATCGGTTCAAATCGTTCGGTTAGCTCACAGGAACAGCCAAACGCTACGCGCTTGCCCGCCCTTTAACCTGGTCGTTAGTATCCGCAACGGGTCGGTGGCTGCCCTTCGTGACAGTCAGTAATCGGCCAGGAGCAATCAGCATACAAGAAAGTTCATGTCTACGTGCACTGTTAGATTTGTCGTCTATACTAATCAAGCAACGTGAGCTTATCACTTTTTCAACGTGTTTAATTGCTGGCGCACTCACAGATTAAATCTATCATTGCAGCTTGGCACTGGAATGCTTTTTTCAATGCAACTACATTCTCAATAAAGTTTGCATGCCGCTCAACTGTAGCTTTTCCTCAATGGAGACTTACATGATGCCACCAGACGAAATACTAAAAAAGATACATGAATACGTTTACTGGCATTACGATATTGACGATGGCTATTCAACACACGACCAAGAGATGGAGATAAAAATAGAAATAGAAGCGTACAATAAATATATACATCTTTTCGATGGCATTCCGGACGATATAGCAAGGGAAATACAGGGCTACTGCAATCATGACGACAACTCCTCATGGAGTGACACTTTTGATCTCTGCGAAGATGAGATAGAGGCATACAAATCCATAACGAGCTATCACGATGAGGAAATTGACGAGATCACAGTAAAACGATTAATTAATGCCGCAAAAACAGATGTCGCCTCAGAGCTTTCTAGTAGCGAGTACTTATACATCTGGGACACTTTCCAAAAATATTTAAGCGAAATAAAAACCATAAGAAATATTTCTCGTGAAGTCGAGCCGTTTCGCGACTTACTTATAGAAATGGAAGAAATAATCGCTTCCGAGTGCTACAATGGCAATATTCAAAATTATAGTTCATGGGGTGTATGGGACGGCGAAGGTAGATTTTTCAGATACCCAGTTACCTTTTCATCCCCACTATTGGAGAAAAAGGAGCGACATATTCCAGATCACCTTACTACAGACAACCTGATCCTTGGGAAGTATAAGTTTGGCGCGAATCATCTATATATTTACAAGGCACTGATAAAAGTCATAAGGCATATGGAGAAAAAATATGAAATATCGCTTACTGATCTGAATAAAAAATGAAAAGTGCCCTTGTTTTCCTGACGAAGGGCACGGCGAACGCGACATTATTCGAGAAGAAACACGACGCGGATGGCAAGGCCAAATTGCTAGATTAGTGTATGCGGCAAATCAAACAACGCTGCCGACATGCCAGACAGTTTATCCATTGGCCGCTTCTGGCCGAGCAGATGTGCTCGACGGGGCGCCAACGCACGTTTTCGCCATTGGCTTCTACCGTCTGGAGGTCCCGACGCAAATAGTCCAAGGTGGTCATAGTCAAAACTCCTCTAGGTCGGGTAATTCATCGACCTGTTCGCCCCCCCTTCGATACACCTCCGATTACTTCCCGACATGCCCGAAAGGCAAAGGTTTGTAGGCGTCCGAATAGTCCGAAGTCCCTAAGGGTTTCGTTTTCTTCGGACAGACTCAGTTACCAGGACATGCGGTCCGTCCCGCTCAACTATTCCACGCTTCTGCAAGCCTTCACACGCCTCCTTGGCGCGGTTGCGCTCCAGCCCAGCAACCTCGCAGCGCGCCTTCCAGTCATCGAACAGGATGTTGATCGGATGATCTTCTCGGCCCTGCTTGGCAAGCCGCGTGGCGACCTCTCCCCATATCTGGTTCAGGACGTCCAGAGCCTTCTGCTGGTTCTTCCCCTGCGGCTTCGTCGCAGGAACAGGTGCGGTGTACTCAGTCAACTTCAACGCCGCGCCGCCAACCAAACTTCCGCTATCGTCGTGCACCGGCACCCCCACTAGCTCGAAGGCGAGCGGCGGCGGCTCTTCTGCGTCCTTCATCTTGCGCGGAGTCAGTCGGATCAGTTTGTCTACGTCGCTCCGACTGACTTCGTACTCGGCATCAGCCGCCCCCTTCAGGGCGGAAGACCCACGCGCGCCCTTTTCCCCGTCCTTACCGCTATGGTGGACGATCAGCACAGTAGCCTTCCACTGTCGGCGTAGCACGTCGGCATTGCGCACAAACAGCCCAACTTCCGTTGCGCTGTTTTCGTCGCCGCCGAAGTTGCGGGCCATCGTGTCGATAACGATCAGAGCCGGGGCTTCGCCGGTTGCGTCTGCGAGTTGCTGAACCGACTCGGCTACCTTCGCCACGTTGGTGGCGCTGGATAGATCGGTGGGGGTGTCGGACACGAATAACAGTGCCGGCATGTCGGTGACATTGTGCTGTGCCCATGCTCGCAAGCGTCGCGCCAGCCCATTGTGGCCTTCGCCCGCAATGTAGAACACTGTTCCCTGCTTCACATCATGCCCGTGGAACGGGATACCCATAGCAATGCAGCACGACACATCCAGGGCCAAGAAGGATTTGCCCTTGCCGGGTGGGCCATACACTACAGCAAGCGCATCTTCCTCGATGTATCCGCGAACTAGCCACGCGACTGGCTTCACTGGCATGTCGCAGGCGGCGATGAACCGGAACGGCGTTGTGCTGGAAAGACGCTGGTCAACCTCGGCCCACTGGTCGCCATAACGGTCTTGTACTTTTGCATTCATACACGCTCCTCCCATTGAGCCAGACGGCGACGTGCCAACTCCAAGCGGTCTAGATCTGACTTCGGCAGCTTCTCGCCTTGAGCTAGCAGGGACAGGCCAATCGCGACGATGTGACGCTCGTGCTCAACTGCCGCACGACTGGGCCCTCTTCGGGGGAAGCGCTGGCCGCCATCAGGAAACAGGTCGCGCATCTCCAGGCCGACAGCAGTGACGATTTGCGCCGCCGAGCAGCCAGCCCAGCATTTCAGCAGTAGCGTGCCGTCCCCTGCTTCCGTGATCTTCAGGCTCGGATTGCGGTCATCATGAGCTGGGCAGCAGGCGACCCATTGGCTTGGTTTAAGGGGGCGCACCTTATTTAGACGCGGCAACAGCTTGTCGGCGGGCATCATTGCTGTACCTCGCAAAGCCAGCAAAGGGAGATCAGGACCAAGGGGGGCTGTAGGCCGACGGCATGCTCGTTGCGGAGCAAGTCAGTGGCGCGATTGTGAAATGCGGACGAGTTGCTCGCAGCGCCGTGCTTCAAGGGCGGTGCTCCGAACGGAGATTTGGAGACAGCTGTGCGAAGGTTTGCCGACCGGGCAATCGAGCGCGCTTTTCGATTTGACTGAGCCTGCATCACTTCGAGGAAATTTTTCTTCGCTAAGGCGGCCATTTTCATTCTGCATCCCTCGCTTCGATTTTGGCGCGCAGCCATGCATCCACCTCAGCCACGACGTAATACGCAGCAGCCTGGCGGGTGTCGCCGTCTTTGATCGGCTTCGGGAAGGTCGGGTCTTTCTTGCGGAGCTTGTCTAGGCCGGAGCGGGACAGGTCCAGCCATTGACAGAGCGCTGGCTGACGGATGAGAGCTTTCGGGGGAATTGTTACTGGTTGCATTTGAGCGCCTCCGTATCGGTACGGAGCCATTTTTGTTGAACCCCCGATTGCTGTCGCAGTGCTCAAAAGAGATTAGTTAGAGGCTTTTTTCCCCCCTTTTTTTGCACGTCTGATCAGTTTTTCGATTTCGACAATATCCTCTGGCACCTCGACTCCTGCAGCAACGAGAAGCTCTCGGGCGAGTTCTGCAGCTCTGCGTTTGGTCATCTTCGCTAAGGATGACTGCCGTAGCTTGTCTGCGGTATCAGCCAGCAAAGCATCTCGCTGAAACTTCGGCTTCACGCCACGAATAGTTGGAGCGGCCTCCAACTTCTGCTCGCTAATATCCAACACATCGGACATCACGGTGGCCATCGCCTCAAGGTCAGAAAGCAAGCCACCGCTGAAAAAGCACCCATGGCTACGCCAGCAGGCGTCGTTGATGAGACCCTCGACGAAAGGAGAGAAATTGCTTAGCCGCTGTAGCGTTCCACGAAGACTCAGGTGCGCCCGCTGTATTTCGCGAATTTCTTCGTGGCGCGCTGGTCCTTTTTCCGTTTCGCGGGTGACCGCTCTGTAGGACCCAAGCCTTTGCTTTAACCATTCCTGAAGATCGCCGTCGTGATGTTCGGCCAGGTCAGCGATAATTGCCTGAGCAGGATCAGACAGGCTTTCATCGACCAAATCACCTGTACCCCACTCGGGTTTATTGTCGAATACTGGAAGTGCCTTTGATCGCTTGCCTCGTTTCGTCATACGTGTAACCCCCGTTTCAAGCTCACAACATCAGTGTCCCGGTGCGCAAAATCATAGGGCGTGATGTGCTTTTCCCGGTTGGCGTCCAAGTAGTCAGCCCACCACGTCATCATCAGTCGACGCTCTTCCAGATGCTCAGCCTTGTGGATATAGGCCGCGCGCACGCCGTTGCGCTCTTGGTGACTCATTTGCCGTTCAACCGCGTCACGCGACCACAGGCCGGACTCGACCAACGCGGAACAGGCCATAGTGCGGAAACCGTGCCCGCAAATCTCTATCTTGGTGTCGTACCCCATGCGGCGCAGTGACTTGTTTACGGTGTTCTCCGACATTGGCCGCCAGTGGTGGTGATCTCCTGGCAGCACCAGCTCAAAACGACCGCTCAGCTGGCGTATCTGTTCCAGCACCTCAAGCGTCTGGCGTGACAACGGGACAAGGTGCGGAGTCCCCATCTTGGCTCCTCGGTGCGACCTCTTGACACCCTCGATTGGTGCCCGTTCGCCCGGAATCGTCCACATGCTCCGGGTAAAGTCGAACTCAGACCAGCGAGCAAAACGCAGCTCACTAGAACGAATGAACACCAGTAGAGCGAGGCTTACAGCAAGACAGGTAAGCGGTCGTCCGGTGTCAGCCTCGCAGCGTTGCAACAACTCCGGCAACCGCTCAAGGGGCAAGGCAGGGCGGTGTTTGGTCTTGCGGGTGGCCGTCCCCCCCACCAGATCAAGCGCCGGGTTGTATTCGATGAAATCGCGCTGAACGGCGATTCGCATGATTCCGGCGATGCGCTGGCGCAGTCGCCCAACCACATCAAGCGCGCCGCGCTTCTCTACCGCCTTCAGACAGGCCAGCAGGTCGCGGGTTTTCAGATCGGATACGGGGCGTTTGCCCAGCATGGGGAAAAGATCGACCTCGATCTCTTTCAACACCCTGACCGCGTGATCCTTCGACCATTTTCCGGACATGCTGGCGTGCCATTCCAGGGCCAACGCCTCAAAGGTGTTCCCCGCCTCACTGGCCGCCTCGATCTTTGCTTGCTTAGCGCTCTCGATGGGGTCTTGGCCATGCGCCAGCAACTCGAGTGCATCGGCTCGACGTGCGCGGGCGGCTTTCAGAGTGAGAGCCGGGTAGTTGCCGAACGTAGCCAGACCGGGCTTACCGTTTGGCTTTTTATACTTGAAGCGCCAGACCTTGGTGCCGGTAGCCTTTACAAGCAAAAAAAGCCCCTGCCCGTCGAACAGGGTGTAATCCTTCTCGCGGGACTTGGCGGCTTCACATTTGGGGTCTGTCAGAGGAGTTACGGTGCGCGCCATAGGTATACGCCTCGATATCGAACCGATATATACCTAAACGTATACCTAAATCGTGGGGCTGTACAGGAACATACGGGGATATTCAGACACAAAAAAACCGGCTATAAGGCCGGTTTCTCTAGGTTTCAGGTGTTTACGGGAACATCTGAAATCATACTATTGGTGCCCGAAGCCGGAATCGAACCGGCACGCCCTTACGAGCGGGGGATTTTAAGTCCCATGCGTCTACCAGTTTCGCCATTCGGGCGGTAGCGCGGTGAAGCAGTCTGAAGACTGTCAAATAACGATCTGGCAGTTCTGACGCCTGTGCAGCAGAGGGGGAAATATATACATCCCGCTCCGGTGAAGCAAGTTTGCGACTGGCCTTTTCAAGACTAAATCTTGCAGGACAGTGCAAATAAAAAAGCTCCGTAAATCATAGATCTACGGAGCTCGTTTAAAGTGGAGGCCGAGGTCGGAATCGAACCGGCGTAGGTGGATTTGCAATCCATCCACAAAACAAGCTATTTCAATAGGTTAGCAGCTTTACCGTTCCGCAAGCTACTGATTTTTAAAGGCCTGTATCCTACGGCCTTCAAGGAGCCAGTTTTGGGTTGCGGAACGGATTTTTCCTCTTTATCCCTGCCTCCGGCCCTTTTGGCGCTCGGATCTGCGCCTCCGCATGTGTCACTGCCGTTGCCGCCTGCTACGCTGAATCTTCCACGGAGGAATCGCCCTTGCCAAATTCAGACCTGCTCCCTTCCCTGCTATTTAAAATCAACGAAAATCAGCTCGCCCTCGAAGCAGCCATCCTAGAAATCTCGAACTGGGTGGAGCAACGCGGATCGGCCGACGTCGCCGATAATGTTCGTGGTGCCCTGGACACCATCGACAAAAATGAGGAGTTCATCAAGCTGACGCTCGCAGTCCTAATGACGCCTGAGTGACAGCTATCGGCCGAGGCCGTGTAAAAACGTTTTTGAGCGCGTCAGGTACTCAAAACCGGACTGGAAATCGCATTTCTACGCGAAATCCACATCTGCTGACGTGCCGATAAATTTCAGATTTAACGTAGACGCGCACACTTCAATTTTGGCGAAGCGTTTTTACACACTCTGGGCCAAGAGCAGTCGTTCACCATTGGCAGATTCCGACCCACGATCAGCCCAAGGATGGACTGGTCATGCTAGGAAAGCATTTTCAAGGGCTTGAAGTGATTTTTTGTTACCTGTAGATTATCTATAGATTCTCCATGGTTTGAAAAAATGTCTACCACTTACCCGTCCGCAGATGAAATCGCAGCTAAAATCCGCTACCTCCATGAGGCCACTTTTGCTGGCAAAGCTCGCGGTCGCTTCAAGATCGAAGATGATCTGATGCGAGCATTATCAGGTCGCCCAGGACGGCTTCAGGACAACACCTTTGAGGGCATCAAGGCTGCTTGTGCCGAGGATGGATTGATGATCACCAGGCTTAAACACCATGGGATCTATACCGTCATGGAGACCAAGAAGATGGTCGCCTGGCGAAACGTACCAGTACGTCTTTTGACCAGGCTCGAAAAAGAGTGGGAGTGGGAGGATTGAGATCTGAGGCAACTCGGGGCCATTAAAACGTGGGTTGAGTCCATCATCGCGGAGCATTTTCAATGACCAAACATAGCTATAGCGTCACTGTAGATCTCAGGAGCATCAAGACCTGGGGGAAAGCTTTTAAGCATGTTGCCAGCTTGATCCGGTCGGGGGTAATGAATGAGCATGGGTTCGCTGCTTTAAAAGGGTTAACAGACGTTCGCTTTCGAAACTGGTCGATCGCAATCAGGTTCAAAACCGCAGATAACCGTGACGAGTTCTGTCGCGAGATCCGACGCGTCTTACGTCCTAGTGTCGTCGACAGGATTGTATTGAAACCAACGACCCCACGCAGAGGCCTCTCGCAACCCATAAGGTTTTTGCAAGCCTCTTAAACAGCAGACCCGCGCGATCAAGGCGCCTTGAGAATCCTCGCCAAGGCGTCCTATTCGGCCTCCGGAAGTGTGTGAGGCTAACGGCTGCTATGGGTCGAAATCGGCCATTTTGCGGCTGAGAATCAAGCTGGCTAGCAGCAACCCTAACGAAGGTCTTCCAGCCAAAATCGGCCCCTTGCACCCCATAGATTTACACCCATGATGGATTGTACCGATTAACGACAAAAACCCTTAAAACAAAGGCTTATAGCAACAATCAATTTTCTCCGTACCAGTTCTGTACCAGCTACCATCTCAACTGGTCTTTTCGTTACGGATAACTGCCTTTAAATCAGGCAGATAACGGCCACATCGGATCTAGCGAAAAGCAACCTTCGTCCCTGATGATGACTACAGATAAAAATCGACAGAAATTCAGCAGTGTTTCGAACGCGACCTTGAAAACCAGACCGACATAGGGTGGTAGAAAAGCAAACATCTACTACTCTGAAAAAAACGCTCATGGCAAACAACAAGTCATAGTCAATGGTAGCGATATGAATCAACATCCTTTCCTGAACGTGACGCTGGCCACTTGTATCTGGCTACTTTCAAGCCAGCACTGTTATTCTGTTGAAAACTCGAATTGCTCTATTATTGACGCCGCCACCGACAAATGTGGGAGTATGATTGATCCCAGAAAAGGCCCTACGGATGATGGATATTCGCCATCAGTTATCAAGATTGAACATGCTATCCTGCTAGTAACTAAATCGCAGACCGGAAAAGATATAATATCGTTTAGGGCCCGACCACCTTCAAGAGACCCAAACAATTATGCAAAATCACTCACCGGACATGTTTTTATCTATTTAGGAAAAGAACTACCAGACGGCACAACAGTTTACTATATGGTCGCAGGCTTTTATCCAGATGAAACCGGCAACGAAAGAACACCAATATTTTCATCGATAACAGGCCCTGGCCGTGCAGAATATAAATTTTCAGACATGGCTAGCTCTACAAGTTATGATGCATATATAAGCGAGCAGCAAGCAAGGATGATTGAACAAATAGCGGAGAAGTGGGACACAAAAAACTACAACCTCTTCACTCAAAATTGTACAAACATGGTCAAGGATGTAGCAAGTTACCTTGGCCTAAAAATGAATCACGAACATTCGAGCCTTCAACTCCCAACAGATGTTGTTGAAGAATTTTCTAGATTAAATGATAAATACTCCGCCATAGAGCATCTAAAAGATGAAGCCAAACGAGGAGATCCCGTAATAAAAAATGGGAGAGAGGATCACTATAAGCACATCAAAAATGGAATAAGTCCGCCTCCTCATAATCCAGGTCGACCGGGCGCAGCGGACAATACTACTGTATGGGAAATTCCTTCATCTATGAAACCTGGCGGCGGTGGTGGCTCAGGGTCAGGTGGAGGGAGCGGATCTGGGAACGGGAACGGTTCTAGTGGAGACCCGACTGACTGGAGAATGAAATATGTGCCGAAGCAATATCCAACTGGTGGGGTTACGGTTTGTACAAGTGATATGTTTGCTTGCCTGTAGCTTCATTGCTAATGGCGCCGAACCATTTTTTAACTCAAGCAACCCATACTGCCCAATGATTAGCGGAATACCATGGAGAGATTATTTATCAGGGAATTACGAGACCACTTCCCCATTGTCCCCCAACATGGTTGGAATAAAGTTCATATTTGCGAAACAAGTGCGAGACCCAGCTTCGATGTATAATGTAGATCCTGGATTATGTTATGGCACCCATTATATAAAGGACGCTCGCCCTAGATTCCCCAGAGGCTACCTCTCCTATAGACTGTATGGATATGAAAGGAGAGAGTCAAATGAGCAGATGGCTAAGCTATCAATGGCGAAATCGGGGCTGGGAGGAGACCCAAACAGATGGGAAATAAATGTAGATAGTCATATCTTCATTTACAACTCTCTTGGCGAAATTTTTGACAATAAAGGAAGAAGGGTAGGCCAGATGTTTTGCTATACAGGAAACGATTGTGGCCAGTACAAATACTAATAGCTCAGATTATTTATGATCATTGATGGGCAATAGCAATCGCTGTCTGGCATCTGCTTTGGGTCGACCGCTGCCGGTCACTACCTAGAACCCACAGCTTTTTCGGCGATGGATTGGACCTACTATTCACAGCAGGCCTGAAAACAAAGGCCTACAAGCCTACCCATTATCCACGTACCAATTTCGTACCAGCACCGTTCGCCGCACGATCAAATTCGACCTCTTTTCTTTTCTCGGTAGCAAATTTTAAGCAACCGTTTTCGGCTTCAATCATGAGCACTGTCGCTACTGTCAAATACGTTGGTGCATTGGCGCCCAACCTCCATGAATCCACCGATCCATGAAGTGTTCAGCTGCTACGCTTTCCTTTTCACGGAGGAATCGCGATGCCAAATACAGACCTGCTCCCTTCCCTGCTGTACAAAATCAATGAAAACCAGCTCGCCCTAGAAGCGGCCATCCTGGAGCTTTCCAATTGGGTCGAGGCCCGAGGCTCGGCCGACGTCGCCGACAACGTACGCGGCGCCCTGGATATGATCGACAAAAATGAGGAGTTCATCAAGCTGACGCTCGCAGTCCTAATGACGCCTGAGTGACAGTTATCGGCCCAGGCTGTGTGAAAACGTTTTACAGCTAGTTTGAAAGTCGGAATCGGAACGAAAATTGTGTTCCTACGTAAATTTTAGGTCTGCTGACTAACCGAACACCGACAGATTTTACGTAGCAACGCAGACTTCAAAACGGCGCATGCGTTTTCACATAGCCTGGGCCAAAAGCAGACGCTCAAACTGGCGAACACGGATAATGGGCTCTTGATAATATTAATGTTTTATCAGTTGCAAAAGGATGCGCGATGCTTAATCAAGATAGATATTGCTTAACGATTAATGTCCTTGATCGAAATCCTGAAATTGAAATATCAAGGGAAAAATTTGAGGATATTAAGCAATGCACTGCAACATTAAGCGCTGCATTAGCTGTCGAAGAGAAGTATGAGCTTATCACCTGCAACTACGTGGAATATGAGCAAGACCTTTTGAACTGCGCCCTAGCGCATCAGTTGCGTTTCTCAGCTGACTATATTGACATGTTCGATGAAATTACGAAATTCAACAGACGAATAACAAACATATTAACTTCGACGCGCATGTACATGGATCACATGCCGAGACATTTGGGAAAGTGCTTGCCAGCCGAGGACAAAGCTGAAGTAGAGTTGTTTTTAAAGAGACTCACGCACGGGGAATACGACGCATACTTTGAATATGCTTTCCTCGAAGCTTTGAGAAACCATCTCCAGCACGCAGGCCTATGCGTTAGCCAGGTAACATTAGACAACAGAAATTATCCGGTAGACGACGGGGGACGTCTATGGGAAAACCGCACTCTGGTCTTCACCGATAAGAAACTGCTCGGTGGGAATCCAGAATTTAAGAAATTTGTACTGAATAAAATGCCTGACAAGGTAGAGCTAACAACAGCAATCAGGGTTTACATCGGCTGCATTTCTCGAATACACGATAAAATTCGCGATAGAATTCAAACATCAGTTGATGCTGCTCGCGCGTCACTTGAGGAAACGCTCAAAAATTATAGCGACCAATGTACATCACCAACCAAGATGGTGCATGCCAATCGTTATTCATCTACTCAAGACACCCCGGAAGAGGTCGTACTGATCTTTTTCGAGTGGGACAACATCAGAATTAAGTTGCAAAATAAGAATATGAAGAAATCAAATCTTTCGCGGCATTACGTCAGTAATCGTACGAATACAACAACGATCCCACCTGCCACGGGTAGTCCTAGCTGATTTAGCGCCGTCCACGTGAGCGGAGTAATTGACGTGGACGGCGTGTGGGAGTTTCACCATTGGTTTTCAAAGTCCCACACTTCTGGCGGGTGCGGACGTTCACAACGGTAGCTATTGGCTGTGTATACCGTTCGGGTGTGGCTGCTTTTGGCCGAGAGCTGCTTGTCGCGGAGGGCTGCAATCGACCCATAGCGGTCATCACCTTACCCGCCACTGGTATGGATGAGTAAGGCTATGAAAACCACGAAAGATGCGAATAGCACCAAGCCGCCGACGGCGACTGCCCAGCCCCAGGCAAAACCGCTTTCTCCCTTGAAACGGCCGCCACTCAGCCAGCCAAGCACGTAAACGCCAATCCTATGAGCCAACAGGTTGATTAAGATATCAAAGATGAAATCCATTTTTGATCCTCGTGGCTCCTTGTCGGTTTTCTTGAGCGTTCTAGCCGAAAGCAGCCCTTGTGCAATGTCCGCTCTTGGCCGAAAGCAGTCTGTCACTACGGGCCGGATACGATCCGTAGAAGTTATTCGCAGACGTGTCGCACATGTGAAGTAAACATCATGTTCTATAGCCGCAGGCTTTCGGTTGCTGAGTATCTCCTTACCAAGCTAGATGCGATGGGGCAACATTCTAATCCTCAAGAGATTTCAGGAAATATATTATGTCCTCGATATCATCTCTAGTTAACAGCACCCTTGCTTCCTTAGACTGAAGCTCCTCTTGATTCATATATTTTTCCTGAGGTAAATTGTTATGTAGGGCGATAAAGTCAGCTAGAGAGCTGGTAATTGCGTTATGTCCATATTGCTTTTCAAATCCTTCAAATGGCTTCTTGGTAACATTTCTTAATGTTGGAGTTTTGAAAAGTGCCGTATCAACCGGTAATCCGTCGACCTTTTCAAGGCCGGGCTCTCTTGGTAAAGGTTGCCCAAAAGCCTTATTCCAAAGAGCTGAAAGTGGCTCGTTATTAAGTAGGTTAACTCTATGTAGAGAGTAGTCAGAAAATAATGGAGTGTTATGCGGCTGTATAAGATGGCAATTCTGGCAGCCTGCTTTATTAAATCTTTCAAGTCCTCGCTGTTCGGCGGAGCTCAATATGTATTCACCTTTTAAATAGGTGTCGAATTTTGATGAGAATCTATTTACAGTGCTGCTGACTTCAAATGCGGTCAAAGCATTTAAAGCAATATTAATGATATCTTCGGGTGCATCTAGGCAGGAGTATTTTCTCGGCGCTATATTGCTAAGTAGCTTACTTGCATAGGGTCGTCTCATTAATTTTTCACATAGTTCATATGGAGTGCCAACATTCATTTCGTGAGCAGAATATAATGGGCCCTTAGCTTGCTCGCTTAGGCTGTCGGCACGACCGTCCCAGAAAAAAATTGATTTGTGTTTGCTGTGATTTAGTGCTGCTGTGTACGCAATTGTCTGTGTGTTTCTCGCCAATGGTGGTATAGCGGCAGAAGATCCTGAATTTACAACCGCAGCTAATCCGCTCTGTGAATAGGTATAACCTGTTTCTGGGGCGTGGCACGTACTGCAAGAGATTCCTACTGGTTGAGAAAGAAAAGGATCTGAAAATATTTCTTTGCCTAAAGTTGTTAAATCAGATTGGGGGGTGGCAACTGAAAACTCAGTAAACGCTACCGTTATGAGTATTGCCACCCCTATCTTGTCCATTGTGGGCTCTATTGTTTTAGCCCAATTTCTTTTAATGCATCATGAACACTGCTCATGCGTTTTGGTAAATTTTCTTCACTCATTGAATCCGGCAGTTTCTGCAGCTTGAAGGTTTTATATTTTTCCGTTGCAGGTATGAATAACTGCTGTACCCATATGGCCATTCCTGGTTGTCCATTTATGTTAATATTCGGGTTTACTCCCATTGCAACATCCCCCGCAACCTTAGCTACCCACTCTACTTTTCCGTCTTGAGTTTCTACTTCTACCGGTGGATCCTCTCCTAGGTATAGAGTTACTCCATCCCATGGTCCAAAGAAGAAATGGTAGACGCCGGGTTCCGATATGGTGAACTCAAATTCTACTGATTTGTATTCAGCGGTTGCGTCGGATATCCGCATTTTTATGATTTCTGCATTCTTTACAACTCCGCTCTCTAAGCTGGAGCTATTTACAACACCTGCTACCAGTCTGGTTGCACTAGTTACTAGAAGTGGAACTTCTGTTTTGTAAGTAAATTTAAAAGTTGTAGGGGTGCCGGGAGCCTTGGGTTCTAAAAATGCGGAAGCAAGTCCGGCGGTTCCAAAACCAACGCCCAGATTTTTATCAATTAGGCTGCCTCCGTGCCAAGGATTACCCTTGTGAGCCAAGGCAGGTACGGAACACATCAGAATTAGTAACGCGACTAGTATCTTCATACTTCTATCCCTGATAGCTGAAAAGTCAATTGACTAGGAAGCGCTGCTAACAGCATTGATACTAGCGGCCTCCTTAGTGTAGTGCGCGTACGAAATCCTGCAAATAGCTAAGGAGTCAGCCTTCGAACTTCTGCTGAGCAGACACCGTGCTAGCTATTTTTGGGCTTCGGCTATGACCGCTTTTGGCCGATTGCTGCCTGTTGCGAACGACTGCAAAGGGTCGGAACGGATCATTGGGCATGACCTTAAGTTGGGGTGTGGATAGAGATTTGAACCCCGTCGTGCGCTCCTGAGGGCCGCTCAGCACCATTAAATGCGGCGCTTTCGTACCCCATCGGAGGCTTACTGCGGCCGGCGGCGGCCTTGAATTTGCCCTAATTCTGCCCTAAATATTCCCCACCCCGCAGAGCTGAGCCGAATCAAATCGGGAGATAACTGGTAACCGCGATACCCCATCGTACTGCTACCCTCTCCTTACTATTGAGGAAAGATGAAGCCGAACTCTCAGATTTGCTACCTTCCCTGCTATTCAAGATTAACGAAAACCAGCTCGCCCTTGAAGCAGCCATCCTTGAGCTTTCCAACTCGGTCGAAGCCCGCTGCTCGGCCGAAGTCGCCGACGACGTTCGAGGAGCCTTGGAAGCCATCGATCGGAACGAGAAGTTCATCAAGATGACGCTCGCGGTGCTTATTGCACCGGATTGACTGACATATCAAACGATCAATCGCCGAGTGAGCGGCCAGTCTTGCTTTCGGCGCTTGTTCTCTTCCGAAAGAAACGGACGGGCTGTAATCGAGACTGGATCTAGTGCCAACTGAATCGCGCCAATAAAACAGCTTCATTCGCAACACGCACAACCACACGACTAATCTGGACCAACGCAGGGAGATGACGTAGGACTTGGCTGCACATCATCACAATGGAAGTAATGTCCTCCGTAATTTTTACTTGCTGCCATCGCCTCATTCACCTGTGTAGATGTGTCAACAGCTGCCCCCCCTAAAACACCTGCCAGAGAGCTTAATTTTACTTGCAAGTAAGGATCGTAAAGTCAGCATGAACTATTTTAACAGTTCAACCCTAACTTTATCTGGCAAACTTTCTGGATTTACTTCACCACTCTTCACAGCGTTCTTCAGCATCTCTCGAAGTATAGGTTTCGTAAGTCTGGTGGACTGATTATCACTCACCTTCTGCTTTACTAACTCAGCAACAACTTTTAATGCAGCATGATCCAAATCTACAATATCTCTGTGTAAGCCTTTATAGTCCTCTGCTATCGTTTCACCAGGAGAAGACTCAAGTATCAAATTATTACTATCAAGCTCTTCTGCAGTCAGCGTTATGACATCGATGGTCTCAATACTTGTGAGCGAGGCAACCAGTGCCAGCAATGCTTTGGGATATTCTTCATCACTGTCAGACTTCCATACTGACAATGTATTATTACTCGTTCGCAGGCAAGCAGTCACCGCATCAGCACTGATATGATCAGGACCTATCGCCAATGATTGCTTCCACTTAGCCAAACTAACCTTCCTTATTAGCTTCACTTCATAACTCTTTAAGATATGTTATCGTTTGTTTTCGATAGTCATCGAGCCATGCAGCTGCCATGACAGAATTTTCAAGTATGTGGACACCGTCTTTGTGCCCCCAATTCTCAAAAGCTCGTATCCCTGCCTCAGCAACTTCAAAATCTTTTATCACGAGCGCAGCCATAGCTTGAACCTGAGCGTGAGGATATACACTTTCGTAAGCTATACTACTAACCGCCTTCAACAAAGCCAGTTGCAAATTTTTATTGCCTACCGCTTTAATGAAAATATGGTTGAGTACTCCTCCAAAATCAAAGTCGTGCTGTTTAGACCATTTTTCAATTAAATTATCGCTATTCGAAGATGTACCGTACTCTAGGATTTCAGAGCGTGCGACCCGGCGAAACTCGTGAAAGTAAGTATCAAACTTGCTACTGTTTTTGGGTGCTAGTGTTCCAACTTCGCTCAAACTAGAACGAAAAACGGGCTTGTCGTCCTGCCTCTTCACAGTTACAACTTTCGGCTCAAAACCCAAACGATACTCATACCCGTTTGATTCGCTTTGGCGCCCCGGAAAAACATCTCCAGGCCGAACTGTAAAAAATAAACTTCCTACTGGAGAATAAGGAAGCTGTGAAATATTGTGGCTGTTAAAAACCGACGACTTATTACTTAAATCAGCGACAGCCAGAAGTTCCTCAGAATCAGGCCTCACGATATTGGCGCTCCCAAGAATTGAACACGTCAGTCTGGATATCTCTGAACTTCTGCAAGAGTGGAAGAATATCACCCAAAGTGTATCTATTCACCGTATTTCTGAGGTCGGTGCCAACTTCCGATTTAAAGCGAACCTTGTCAAATGCTGTTGCGTTACCATCCTCATGAATAAAACCTTGAGCGCGAGAAATCTCAGTAAGCTTCAATAGGGTTTCGCCCCCATTTTCATCAATAATAGAACGTCTCAAAAGCCATTCAATTGGCTCCGGCGCCCCATCTTCAACCATCAACTGCAAACGCGCTGCTCGTATTTTATCCGGGTTATCGTCGCCCATCATTTTTTCTTTTACGAGAACGCATCTCGCCACTCTGAGATCGAATAATGGAATCAACCCTTCAACGAGTTCTTGTGCCAACTGCAAAAAATCTCTAGTCTCAGGAAACTGTGGATTATAATTGCAGGCCATTATTATTTGATTAGTATTAAAGTTTACCGACAAAGTTTTTCCGTCAGTAAGGGACATTCTATTGGTACTGCGTCCATCGAGCATATTAACCTCTTGCACGACGTTTGGAATATATCCCTTTACTCCAAAAACCTGCAAAAGCTTTAAAGTGTTTTCATTACTCATTGGAACGTCGACATTTCCAAAAAGCAAAAGTTGCTCATTTACTATGACGTCAGTCATAAAACACCATCCATTTGCGTTTTCATTTGATTGCCACATCATTAGGACATTTTAATAGTGCCATTTAGCCATCCAGTGTAAGGCTCGGTTAGCGAGAAGGCACGCATTTTCAACAGAATCTCATATCGTGTACCCTATTTGAAGGCTTGGCAGCTACCAACATGATCATAGACTAGATGCCGCATTACACCTTCGCCCGAACTGGCTCGTGAATGGCTAGATCCGGCCACCCCAAAGGAGCGCGCCGAACAGATGGTAGCGCTCAAGGCGAACCGACCTAGGCTTTCGAGTGGTTCAAAGTGGACCGGGCCATCGGCAACGTGCGTAACCAAGGTCACTATTTGATACAGCCCGCTGAGGATGCTTTTAAAGACGATGACTTGTTCTAAGACGGCGCCAGCGATTTTAGTCGCTCTTCCAGCGCCGTTTCTTTCATATGTGATGTACAACCGCTCCGCGTCGCCGTCCCTCAACGCTCCAGCTACCTCCATCCCAAGCCCCCGGGCACCCGCTTTCACCGCGACAATCATCGAATCGGCTCGCCCAATCTGTGCCAACTAGCGCTCAGCTTCCCGCTTCATCTTACCGCCGAGCTCTACATTTTCCATGGCTGCGACCCTCTAACTTGACGTCCAATACATCGACAACAATACGACGGTAACCCAGACGATAGTCATCAGAAGCAGCTTAGCCATATGCGTTTTTTGAGTCATCTGAGGGGTGAGCCACGTGTCGAGTATGCACAAGATTTGCGTACGATCATCCCAAGGCACTGCCAGTTTCAGAAACACTAGAACAAGCCTCCCAATGCCACAGGCTCCCAATTCATGATCACCAGCTCGCCACTTAACTCAGCTTTTCCTTGACGCTGATTGGTATTGCTGTAGCGGATGTCTAGCGCCTCAAAGTGGAAACCCTCAAACACACGCCGAATGTCCGGATGGTCGTTGATGCTGACCATCACCTTGCCTTTGCAGCGGCGCATGAAGTCAGCCATCCGTTCGTAGTTCTCGAATGGAAAGTCCACGCCATAACCAGCAGTCTGCCAGTAAGGCGGGTCCATGTAGTGGAAGGTATGGGCACGGTCGTAGCGTTCAGCGCATTCAAGCCAGGGGAGGTTTTCAACGTAGGTACCGGACAGACGCTGCCAGGCGGCCGAGAGGTTTTCCTCTATCCGCAATAGGTTGATGGCCGGGCCAGTGGTAGCGGTGCCGAACGTCTGCCCGGTGACCTTGCCGGCGAAGGCATGGTGCTGCAGGTAGAAAAATCGGGCGGCGCGCTGGATGTCGGTGAGGGTTTCGGGACGGGTCATCTTCTGCCACTCGAACACCTGGCGGGAGCTGAGCGCCCATTTGAATTGGCGCACGAACTCTTCCAGATGGTTCTGCACGACGCGATACAGCGTGACCAGGTCGCCGTTGATGTCGTTGAGGACTTCCACGGGCGCGGCCTGGGGTCGCATGAAGTAGAGCGCGGCACCGCCGGCAAAGACTTCGACGTAGCATTCGTGAGGCGGAAAAAGCGGGATGAGGCGGTCGGCCAGGCGGCGTTTGCCGCCCATCCAAGGAATGATGGGTGAAGACATAAGAGCAAGACCTTTACTGTATGGATAAACAGGTGCTAGGCTCGCCGCGCTTCGTGCACGGAGTAAGAGCCTTGGCTGGACTTGCAGGGGCAATCTGCAGGGACGGCGACCGGGTTGAATGTTGACGCATCCACCTCGGTCGCTCTTTTTCACTTCGGTGTTGAGACTTCTTTGGCGTAGGCCTGACAGGCTGCCAAGGCGATCAATCCTTGGTCACCGGTATCGGTGATGCCGATAATTCGTTGAGCATACGCTGGGTCAAGTTGGGCTCGTGTTCCGCCATGAACCACGCCGCCGGCTGGGGTGGCGGCTGACACTGTGTCGCCACTGGTTGCATCGGAGGCGTCGAGTAGGACTGACAGCCGTAGATCAGCAGTGGCAAGGCGATCACGCAGGCGAGCCTGGTTGGTTTGAGCATCGCTCAGTTCCTTGTAGTGGGTTTGTTCACTGGCCGACAGCCGCTGCTCAAGGGCCAGGCGCTTGTCCTGTGCCGTGCGCACCTGGTCAGCGGCGGCGTTGCTGATGGCGATCAGATAGTCCTTGTGCAGGCTGGCCTGTTCGGCGAGTTGCTGGCCGTAGCGCCAGTCCTGCACCTTCCAGACCGACGCGGCAGATCCGCCGACCACTGCGGTCAGTAGCACGCCAACGGCTAACAGCCGGTACGGCGCGGGGATCAGGTCGACGACACGCATAACACTGCCCTCGCCCGTTTCCACAGCTGCAGTCGATCTTGCAGGCCGTTGAGTCCACCGTTGATCTTGCGGGTGATTGCCTCGAACTCGTCCCGATCCGCCAGGGCGTTCAGCTCTCGCACCCACCAAAACCACGCCGCCGACTCGGCGGCCCATTGCGGCAGTTCGAGCAGCTCAGGGGTGCGCAGCAAACGTTCGTCACCGAACAGCGCCAGGCTGCAGCGCAGGTAATTGCTATGGCCGGTCACCTGAATCAGGCCACGACCGCGATAGCGCTGGCCATCGCCGTCAACTTCTGGGGTATTGCCCAGTTTCACGGCCAGAGTGCCGGTATCGTATTTGCTCAGGTACTGATCGCCACCCAACTCACGGACGTACTGCAGCTGGCCCGACTCGTGCCCGACCTGAGCCAGGAACGCCGCCTGACGTTTCGACGTATTGATTTGCCGATGCGCCATGGCCGCGTTTAGAGCGGATACAAAAACGCCCGCTTGGCGGCGGGCGTTGGGCATGATGCGTTGTAGCTGTTGCTCCGTAATGGACATACACACTCCTGATATAAAAAAACCGCACTCAGGCGGTGATGGGATGCGCTATGGCGCGTTGACATTCACCACCCTGAGCGGCGGTTTAGTTTTCTTTTTCTTACCCTTGGATTTGCCCTGCTTGCCGGCATTGCACTCGACTGTGGTCGACCATCCGGATTGGGTAAACACCTGCTCGACCGAATCCGCCAAGTACTCGCCATCAAGACCGACCTTGAAGCCCTGGGCGTTAATCGGGCGCTCGGCAAAGATGTCGGTCCGGCCGGGCATCTCGAAACGCACGTCAGCGGTCGAGCGATTGAACGCCGCCAAACGCGCCTTGGCGGCCGACTCGGCGGCGGTCTTGTTCGGGTAGATATGCCGATCGGTATGCACCGCCGGCAAGCCATCCGGGGCGTCCTCGTTGTCCACGGTGACCACCGACAACTTGCCGGTCTTCTTGTCTTGGTGCTTGGTCGCCACGGCCTTGTGCGAGTTGCGATCGCCCAGGCTGAACTGCCAGCGACTGAGGTCGCTCTTCGTCAGGGTGATCGCGCCGAACGTTTTGCCGCTGGCGGTCTGCCCGCCTTGACGCGGCATCACCAACAGTTTGCCGTCGGCCACCTTGGCCGTGCAGTCGTACTGTTTGGCCAAGCGCGTGATGAAATTAAAATCCGACTCGTTGAGCTGATCGACCCGGGCGACTTTCGTCGTCACCGGGCACACCGGCTGCCAGCCATTGCGCGCAGCGATATCGGCCACGATCTTCGACAGCGGCACGTCTTCCCAGCTACCGCTGCGAATGGTCTTGCCACTGCCGCGCATGTCGCTGGCCTTGCCCTTGATCACGATCGTGTCCGGCGGACCCGACACCTCGACCGTGTCCACCGCGTAACGCCCCAGGCGCGCCAAGGACGTTTCGGCATAGCCCAGGTAGATCTCGATCGAGCTGCCACGCCGAGGCAGCACCACTTGGCCGTCTCGGTCATCAATGCGCAACTCAAACTCGTCGGACTCCATCCCGGGTTTGTCAGAGGTGCGCAGCAACAACAACCGATCATTGATCTTGGCCGTTACATCCGCGCCATCGGCCACGATTCGAAACATGGGGGTCATGGATTTTGCTCAAAAAAAAACCCGCACAAGGCGGGTAAAAAAAGAAAGGAGCTTGAGGAATCAAGCGGCGCGAGTGTAGACCATCAATCCCACAAGCTCACCCCCTCCCCAGTCGGGCTGGGCAGATCCGGCAGATAGATCACCACGCCGGTACGGTAGGGCTGGGGTTCATCGGCCAACCCCTGATTGGCATCCAGCACCGCCTCGGTGCTGCCGTTCAGATGGCCATAAACGTTATGGCAAATGACATCGAGCATGTCCCCATCAGACGTTCTGCATGTCGTCGCCATAGCGCACAAACTCCAGAGTGAACCCTTGTTTACGCGGAATCCCGCCGTGCAAAAACGCGCCTTGCTCGTCGCCGATGGTCTTCAGACACCACGTCCCAATCACCTCGCCATAGCCCGTGGTGAGGGTCAGCGGCTGAAGCCTGGCCCCAATGGTGCGCAACGTGTCGAGCTGCTTGAGTCCACCCTTGAAGCCCGGGTAGATCGTGCCTTTGAGCGTGAGCTTTTCCTCCCCTATACCAATGGCCTGCTGCGCCGGACGGCGCGACAGACGTTCCTGGGAGGCCCAACGGAATTCGGTCGAGCGGCTCAGCTCGTCGAAGGCCGCCGTGTCCAAATTGAAGAAGTACGGCTGAAGCTTCGGGTCGCGCGGCTGAATGATCAGCAGGTGCGGGAACGGCTTCACCGCTTCCGGTGCCGGCGTCGCATTCACGGCAAAGGCACTGGTGGGCACGATGTTGGCCAGCGACGGGCTGACCTTGCCGGCGATGTTGTTGACCGCCGTCGCCGCTTTGCCCGCCTGCTCCTTCAGCGTCCCCATCCGTTCCTGTACTTCGGCGGCCGCCCGGGTCGCCCGGCCGTACACCGCCACAACTTGGCCGACCTTGGCCTGGGCCGCGTCGACGCCGCGCATCACCCGCTGAAGCTTGGCGCCGATCGCCGGCCCCACGAACGGGATGTTTTCCAGCTCGGACGCCGCGCCCGTGATTTCACTGATCGCGCCGTTGACCGGGCCGAGCATGCCGTCTGCACTGCGCCGGCCAGCTTCCCCGGCTTCGACCAAGTACTTGAGCCCCGCTTGCAACTGTTCCATATACGCCATGCGGCCTCCTTAAACGTGGGGTTCGTCGTACAGCTTGGACGCGTTCTGTTTCGCCGCGTCCGCCATCATCCGCTGCATGTGCGGCATCAAGTCCTGAGCCAAGCGTTGCGGGTCTTTGACATCCCCTTGCACCGTGACCGGCATGCTCAGCGAATACTGAAACTGCTGATCCACTTTGGTCGGTGCCGGCTTCTCCGGCGCCTTGGGCTGAATGGCCACGGCCGCCTTGGTCGGCGCCTGTACGGCCATGGCGCGAGCCACGTCGCCCAGCGCCGGCCCTTGCGGGGCTGCCCCCGAGGCCATCAGCAACGCACCGGAGCCCTTCGCGCCATCGAACGATTGGCCCATGCTGGCCAAGCTGGGAATAGCCGGACCAGGGCGTGGCGCCATCAACAACGGCGAGGCCGGAACGGCGGGCTTTTCCTCTTCGCCAGCAAACACCGACTTGCCCACGGCGCCGCCCACCATCTGGCCGCCCTGACTGCCGAGGTAGGCTCCAATCAAGCCGCCGATCGCGGTACCGATAATCGGCACCACCGAACCAATGGCCGCACCGGCCGCCGCGCCGGCCATGGTGCCCGCAAGATTGCCCGCAGCCGCACCGTAACCCTCGGCTTGTTCGCCCTGGGTCTTGGCATTCTCATAGGTGTCGAAGGCCATGGCGCCGGCTTCCAGTAGCGCGCCGCCGGGAATCATCTTGGCGGCTTTGCCAATCTTGCCGACCGCCTGCACCACCCCGCCCAGCCGGGCCAGCGACCCGGCCGGTACGGGTACCGGTGGAATCGGCGGATGCGGCACTGGGACCGGTGGCCGTGACCCCGGAATCGGCGAGCGCGAAGAACTACCCGGCCGAGGCAACGGCCCACGGCGCGAAGCATTGCGCCTTGACCCGCGTCCACGCCGGCGCGTTTCCCCAGGGCCTTCAGCGCCGCCGCCCAGGGCTCCTGCGTTGACCACGAAAACCTTCTTGACGCCGTCACCGCCAGCGTCGTCGCCAGCACCACCGGCCGCGTCTTTGGCCAGCGAAACTAGTTCCAGACCGGCCGACACCACATCCAACTTGCCGGGCTTCTTACCGCCCTCAGCGTCGTCACCGCCCCCGGTCGCGCCTTTGAACGCCGCCACCGCCTTGAGCCCGGTTTCCATCAGGGACAACGCCTTGCCGGCCTTACCCTTGGGCGCCGAGCCTTCACCATCCTCGGGATTGGTGACAAAGACCTTTTGCACCGCGCCGGCCTTGCCACCCCCCAGCGAGCCGCGCGCCAGGTTGAACAGCCCTTTACCCATCTTGAACGAACTGAACAGGCCCGTGAGCGTGACCAACCCACCACCGACCAACGCGATTCCCGTCACTACCCCGGGCGCGCTGTCAGACATTGAGGTAATGCTTTTGGTGACCTTGGTCAGCGCCTCGGCCACCGTGTCCGTGACCGGCCGCAGAGCGTCCCCCACGCTACGCATGGCGTCATCCATCGACTGAGCCATTTCGGCCCACTTCTGCGACGAAGCCTCACGCCGCTCGCTGAGGTTTTTGTCGAGGATGCCCGTGGCATCGCGCGAATCGTTTTTAAGCTGGCTGTACAGCGCCTTGTTCTGCATGAACGCCGACAGCGCGGCCTTGACCTGCATGTCCGCGAACAGGTCGCCAGTGCGCAGCGACTCTTCCAGAGAGGCCATCATGGCCTTGGCTTTCTCCGGGTCGGCTTGCTGGCTGATTTCGGAGGTCGCTTTGGCCATCGCCGCCGCGCGCTTCGGATCGGTGGCCTGAATGTACTTCTGCGCCAGCGCCATACTGGTTTCCAGCGTGGACATGCCGTTTTGCAAACCGGTCTGCATCGAACCCTTGTAGTCGATACCGGCCTTTTCATACGCCTTGACGGTGTCGCCGGAGCCGATTTTGCCCATCCAGTTTTTGAGGTTGTTGGCCGCCTCATCGGCGCCGCCGGCCGACTTCATCTGCACTTGCAGCATGGCGCCCAACTGCGTCACCGCATCCATGCCGGTGATGCCCAGGCTGCCCATGTTGGCCAACAGCTCGGGGAACCATTTAGCCATGTCGGCCGCTTCAAAGCTGCCCGCCTGCCCTTGATAGGCAATCGCTTCCAGCGCCTGCTGCATCTGCTTGGGGTCGGTGATCTTGGCGTTTTGCCCCAGGGCGTTGATCATCTTCGCCGTGTCGACACCGTTGGACCCCTGCCCCACGACAAACTTGGCCGCGACCGGCGCATATTCCAGCGCCTTGCTCAACTCCATACCAGCGCCAACCAACTGGTTGACCACGTCGGCCACGTCATTGCGCGCCATGCCGGTGTCACGCGAGGTGGTGATGATCTTGCGCGACATCTCCTGTTCTTGCGGCTTGTTGGCAATGCCGGCCTTGATCGCGATGTCCCGCACAATGGCGCCGAAGTCCGCGCTGACCTTGGTCGGCACCGCCATCGAGCCCACACCGATGACAGCGGCGCCGACCGCTTTTTTCATGGCGGACTTGCCGGCATCCAGCTGCTGATGTCCCTTGGCCTTCAGCTCGGCTTTATTGGCCGCCTGCCCCATGGCCCGATAGGACTTCTCCAGACGCCCGACTTCGACGCCCTGCTTTTTCAAACTGTCGAGGTTGGAGTTCAACCGGCCCAGCAGCTTGGACGCCCCAGCGGAACCGCTGTCGTGGGCTTTCTTCCACTCATCGCGCAGGCGAATGGTGTCGCCGATCGCACGCTGCAGCACGCGTGCCTTGCCACCTTCCGCCTCAAGGCGCTTGATGCGCCCCGTCACGTCCTTGAACGCGGCGCCGACCGTCGAACTGACGGCGCCGCCGATCACTAGCCCGAGGGCGAGTTTGTTCGCCATGTCATGGCCCCCATTTGCACAGCCTTACCGAAGGCGGCTCAATCCGTGAGCCACCACACCATCTCAGCAAACGGCATCGACAGAATCTCAGCGGCGGAAAATCCGGTTTCCGCCGCCAGACGTTTCGCGGCCATTTTTATGACGCCGGGGTCAAACCCCGTTGTCTTGGTCCATACGAAAATAGGCGGCCTGCAAGCGGTTGAAATCCACCAGCTTCAGGCCCTCCAGATCCGCGACAGGCGCATCGGCCAACGCAGCAAACAACACCAGCTCGCGCTGCTCGTCATCGCCACCCGCCTCACGATTCGCCGCACGCACGTCGCGCACGGTCGGGGAACGCAAGGCCAACTTGTCGACCGACACCCCGTTGATTTCGCTCGGACAGGACAACGTGACCAGCACGTTATCGGTGGTGATCGACAACCACGCCGGCACCGACTTCGAGTAATCGGTATCGGGCGCCAGGCGCGAATAGGCCGCCTGTACACGGCGATAGTCCACCAGCTTCAGGCCTTCCATATCCTTCAGGCCGACCTCGGCCAAACCCGCGAACAACATCAGCTCGCGCTGTTCGTCATCGCCATTAGAGGCGCGGTCGGCCGCCCGCACTTCGCGCACGGCCGGGGCCCGCAAGGTCAACGTCTCGACCTTGATTCCGTTGGCATCGCTGGGACGCGAGAGCGTCACGACGGCGCTCTCAGCGGTGACCGCCAGCCAGCCCGGCAGTTCTTTATCAGTTGCTTTCATCTGGATCTATTCCCTTAGAGGCCGAGCGCGGTGCGCACTTCGGCGAGCTGGTCTTTGCCGTCGATCACCTGAATACCGGCGACCATGTCGATTTCGTACATCAGGCGCCCGTCGATTTCGAGCTTGTAGTACGTGACAGCAATGGCGTGTTTGATCTCGGCCGGATCACCGGCTTTCCAGTCGCCCAGGTCGACCTCTTTGAGCCGGCCCCGCAGGGTGGCAACCACCGCCGTCACGGCCCCCTTTTGCCCCTTGAAGGCACCCCGGAACGTCGCATTGAAGGCCGTGCCATCGGCCAGACCGAAGTACTTCAACGACTCACGGCGCACGCCCTTGGTGACAAAGGATGCCTCCATTTTTTCCAGACCCTGGTCCATCTCGATGGCACCGGCCATGCCGCCACCGCGATACTCGTCGGTCTTGCTGGTCAGCTTGGGCAGGGTCAGGTTCGGCACGTCGCCGGAAAAACTCACGCCGTCAACAAACAGGTTCGTGTTAAACAAAGTTTGAGGAATCATTGACTGGGCCCCTTAGGCTGTTTCAAGAACTTCGGTCATCCATTGATCGGTGACTTCGAAAAGGAAATTCGGGTTTTCGGCCGGCGGCACGTCGGTGAAGCGAATGCGCCAATACACTTTGCCCTGGGCGATTTGGCTGGCGGTGTTCAACTCGGTGTCCGGGTACACCTCGAAGTTGATGATTGCGCCCTGGGCTTTCAGGTCGCGCATGAACGCTTCCAGGCCGTCGGTCACATCCTTGACGTAGGTCTTGGTGATCGAGCGGTCAACGGCCCACTTGTGGCCGGCCTGCACCGCATCCATGAGGATGAACAGCGTGCGCACGCGGGTGACGAACGCCCATTTCGGATCGCTCGACAGCGTGCGGTTGCCCCACAGGCGATAACCGTCGTCGCGGATGATCGTCGTGATGTTGGCGTTGTTCAGCAGGTTGGCCCGGCACGTCGCATCGCCGTCCAGGTACTCGACCGCGCGGGTCGTGCCGGTGATGCCGACAAACTCCTTGTTCGACGGCGACGCCCAGAAGCCGTACTCCGCATCGGTCCAGGCAAACAAGCCCGCCGCCCAGGCCGAACCCGGGGCATCGACTGTCTGACTCAGACCGGTGTCCCAGTACTGCACGCCCGGGTCAACCATGAACAGGTTGCGACTGCCGAAGTTCTCGGCGTAGGCCATGGCGGCCTCATCCGTGGTGCCAGGCCCGTCGATAATGCCGATGGCGCGCAGCTTCTGCGCCAAGCCGTCGAGCGCCGTGGCCACCACTTGCGTGGCCGTGTGACCCGGCGCGATCAACAGCCGCGGCTGAGCGTTAAACAGGCTTTTGCCATCGAGCAAGGCCTGTAGGCCGGTGCGCTTACCGGAAGCCAGAACCCCGCCAATGATCGCCGAGGTTTGCAGCGCCGCGTCTTCCAGCTTCGGCACACCGATGGCGACGATCACCGCCTTGGCCTTGGTGTAGATCGCCTGACAGGCCTTGGTCATCGCCGAATCGGCGCCGAAGGCGGCAATGGCTTCGCGCTCGGTGGTGATCAACTTCAGTTCGCCGGCCAGCGCCGTACCGCCGCCTAGGATGCCCGGGGTGAAGGTGTCGCACAGGCCGATGATCGACGACGACGGCAAGGAAATGGTGCGCGCGCCGGTCTTGATATCGGTGGTCGTAACGCCGTGAAAGAAACTCATAAAGCTCAATCTCCAGAAACGAAAAAGCCCCGCATAAGCGAGGCTGTGAGGGATGTTCGTGTTACGCGTAACGGAAAAGAAAACGCCCCGTCAGTGCGGGGCGTTTATTGGGCCAGCGTTGATAGCCAATCCGGCGCTGGGGGCCGGTGCTCGCTCAAGGGGAATTCACCAGCTTCTGGCCAGTTGCGAAGGTCGCGGCGATAGGCCTGCAATTCGGCGTATTGCTCGACCGTGAGCGTGGTCGCGCTGCCGTCCTCGATCTCATCACGGTGGCGCGAAACAATCCCATCGGTCGACGCCATTTGTGCATCACGCCAGCTCCGCTCGATCTCTCCGAGCTGCTCGAGATCCAGCGGCGGCGGATCGATCAAAACGGGATGGCCATTAGGCCGTGACGACATTTTTTTTGAACTGATCGCCAGCTCATCGAGCAATGACTGCCAAACACCCGCCGCAACCTCAACCACGTCCGGCGGCATGTCAGAACCGTGAATCTCCGGCATATAGACGCCGCACGTTAACGGACTGAAAAATACGATTTTAGTCATGTTCAATTTCCTATAGCCCGCCACCAGACCGTCCAACCAGCCGCAGCAGTGCCAGAAGCGTTTTGAATTCGCACTGTGCAACTTGTCGTAGTAACGCTCGCCCCCATAACCGCATGCTGCAAACATAGCGTGCCAACATGAATAGGCACGACATTGCGCACACCATTTGGGAACGCGATGGGAAAGGTGATGTAAACATACCCGTTCGCGTCAGTAAGCGCCGACCCCCACTGCTCAATGGCCCCTGACGGAAGCCGATGATAGCCACTACCACCCCACGAACTGGAGAACTCTGTACTGACCTTGAGTGCCGCTGAACCCGCCAAAAAGTAGTTGGTGCCTTGTACGGTTACTTCAAGCGATGATCCGGGGTTAACGACAATGCTCGGGACGGGGACCGTGGCAATGGCCGACATACTGCCGCCCGCTGGCGGAACCACGGTTAATGAGGCGTTGCCGACGTTTCTGATATGAATGGTTGAGCCAGTCAGCACGCTACCACCAACTGGTGGCAGGGTTAGCGTTATCGGCACTCCGGCATTCGCCAGAACAATCTTGCCAAAATCCTCTACCACTATGCTGGCAGAAGCAGTGAAGATCCTCATGCCGCCTATGTTGCCCAGCGCCCGCTGTACAAACTCCGTTGTAGCCCACGTCTTGCTGACATCAAATTGCGGTGCCGTTATCCAGTTTGGGCCAGACATTACCGCCGCATATCTGAGGGACATGGACCCCCCACGCAAACGCCAGCCACCCGACACCTTCACGAACTCCGCGTTATCCCTTGCGCTCAAAACAACCGTGATCACCCCGCCGTCTGGAGACGTCTCAACGTCCAACCCGGCCGGAAGAATAGTGACTGCACCGATCCCAGCGCTCACCACCTCAATCGTCGCCCCATCCGGCACCCCGGCAGTAGGCGGCAACGTAATGCTGATCGGTGTAGCGGACGCGGCGGAGACCATCCCGCCAACACTTGAAGCGCCCAGCGCGGTACTGGCCGTAAGTGGCGCGAAGCCCGAATACTCGACCCCGCTCCGCTTCAAAAACTCGGTCGTAACAAGCGATTTACTGATATCAAACTGCACAGGAGTCGGTGCGGTCGGGTTACCGCCGAAACTTGGCGAGAACAACCGGGCCAGGCCGTCCGTGATGTCCTTGAACGTCAGCGCCGTGGTGCCCAGGACAATCGGCCCATCCGTTACCAGTTGCCAAATCGTGTCGGCCTGCGTTGCGCCAACCTCGACTGCTACCGTCAGATTTGGCGTCACCTTCGCGATGTTGTCGGAATCCTTGGCACGCGTCCAAGCGCCGACCGCCACCACATACGGGCCGTTATCCTTCGCAGCCGCCTGATTCTTCACCAACACCCGATCACCGACATTCAGCGAAACACCATCCATTACCTGTAAGCCGACCAGGGCTATGTTGGCCGTAGTCGCTGCACGGACCGACTGCTTGATGTCGAGCTTGCTCAGCTCTTCAAGGATGCGGGAATCGACATACTCGCGAGTCGCCAGCACCACCGACGGGTCAATCTTGAGTGTGATGTTGCCGGTGCTGGACACAATGAAATTCATCCGCACCACTTGGGTACGCCCGGAACCTTGCGACAGCACCGGCTTGAAGCTCGGCGCGCAGTTGGCCACCGCCACCAGATCGCCGTCCGCGTCATACAAGCCGATTTCGCGAATCCAGTGCCCGCCCTCGTCGGCCGGAATAATCTGCTCGGCGATAATCACCGCCGGGTTCACCGGATCGACCCGCACTTGATTCAGCGGACGGCGGCGCCATTCGTTGATCAGATGGGTTTGTGCCGCACTGGGGATCGGGTCGGTGTTGTTGGCATCGCCCACGCCCATTTCGGCGAACTTCCAGGGAACGCCGAGCGCGTCGGCGTTCGCCTGCTTGGCCATCCCCACGTTCGTGAGGATCGCGAAAAACTGCGAATTCGCATCAATCATAATAAACGTCCAGGGTGTCTATGGAGTGTTCGCGACCCACCACGCCGATGGTCCCGGTGACCTCGATGTCACGCATGACCGGCGGATAAACGTCGATTTCGTCGCCTTCGTACAGGGCAACACTGATGCTCAAAAAGCCTTGGCTTTCGAGGCTGATCGCCAGCCCCGTCAGGTGCCGGGTGACCGGCTTGGCGTCGTCGATCAGGCGTTCCAGCTCCTGATACATTTCCTCGGTGATCCCGGTGTCCAGCACGCCGACCTTCAGCGCGAAGGTGCCCGGCACGCCTTCAGGCACGGTGTTGAACCACTCGATAATTTCGATCAGGTAGCCCAGGGGCTCGACCACCCGGCGCAGCGCGCCGATGGTCCCTTTGTGGGCATGGATGTAGTAAGAGGCCTTAATGGCGGCGCGCTTGGTCGCCTCGGTCCATCGGTAGTCCCAGCGATCCACCGACCACGCCCACGCCAGATGCGGCAGCAGATGCACCGGACAGGTATCGGCGTTGTAAAGGTCGCGCAACGGGACAATCGTTTTCTCGAAAAACGTCGCCTCCATGGCCCGTTCCAGTTGCGTGCTGTTGATCGGCAGTAGGCTTTTCATATCAGCCCGCCAGCGTCACGGTGTAGCCCGTACAGAACGCCGCCTGAGCCTTGGTCGGGGCCAGGTCCTGCCAGCCGATCAGTTCAACCCGAGAAACGCCGGCCACGTGCAACTGCGCATCGACGCCGGAGCGCGCGACCTCGATGCCCAGCCGCTTGCGCGGATTGATCCAGGCCGCCAATCGGCTTTTGGCCTCGGCCAAACTGGCATCCGCTTCGGGGCCGGCACTGACCATGTGCAGAATCGCGTTAATTTGGTAGCGGATCACCTGGGCGCTCTGCACCGTCACCCGATCCCCTACCGGACGCACGTCGTCGTCATTCAGCGCCGTGGCCACCGTGGCCAGCAGCTCCGGCGACGCCTCGCCTTCCCCATCCAGACATAGCACCGTTACCGTAACGCAACACGGTGCCGGGCTTTCGGCCGTGGCATCGGCCACCAGCCCCGAGGCGTTACGCGCATGCAGGATGTAGCTGTTACGCGGGCCGGCCGTGGTCAACCCTTCATAGGCCAACTGGATACGCTCGCGAAACGGGTCGTCGTCCTCCTTGACCTCCGGCACCGGTGGCACCGCCAGCAGATCGCCGGCTTGAATGACCAGGCGCTTTAGATTGACGTTGGCCCCCAGGTGATCGAGGTCGCCCTGGATGGCGTGTGCCAGTAATACCGCCTTGCCGGCGTCATTCACCCGGGCGCGGTTGCCGACCTTGATGTACGCGCCAACCTCCAGCACCTTCACCACCGGATCGCTTTCCAGTGCGGCAGTCCAGTTGCCGCCCATGTACCCGCGAAAGATGCCCAGTCCTTCCTGATACATCTCTTCGAAGTCCAGAGGCTCCAACACAGTCGGCGCCGGCAGCGACGACAGATCCACGATACTCATACGGCTACCTCCAACGTGACGCCGTCGCCCAGGTACTCGCCGACAATCTTCAGGTTGATTTGCCCGCCAATAACGGAAATGACGCGCACCTGATCCAGTTTCAAACGCGGCTCCCAGCGCCCCAGGGCGCGGGCAACTTCAGCCTGTACGGCGCTTTTCCAGCCCTCATTAACGGGCAAGTCAATGAACCGCCGGAGCTTGCTGCCGTACTCCATCCGATGTCGGCGGCTGCCCAACGGCGTGCCCAAAATGTCTGGAACGGATTGGCGCAAGTGCGCGATGCCGGAAATGGGTTGGCCGGTGTGGCGGTCCATTCCGATCATTTGATTACTCCAGCAATTGCTGCAGATCTGGATGCGCTTTCAAGAAGGCATATTGATCATCACCCCATGCGGTAACTCGACCAGCTACAACAGAAAGCGTGCCGCCGCCGGGTAGGATCAATGTCCGCGAGGTGAAAACCTTGTCGCAAAAAACGCGCGGTGGTCCGATGGACTCAACCGCGTCAGCAGTAACAGGAAAACCCAGCGGCGCCGGCTTCAATCCCGGAACCGCAATGGCTTCGGCGACCCCGGCCGAATCGCCATCAGTTCTAGACTTACTCATAAGGCAGACTCCAGATGTGAAAAAGCCCGCGCTGAGCGGGCTGTGGTGAGTTGAAATTAATGCGTGTGGTGGTTGCTGTTGCCACCGGCATCGATAATCGCGCCAGCACTGGTGATGCCCTTCGTGACGTGTAAGGCGCCGTCGATGGTCACCGCCGCTTTTAGGTTGATGTTGCCGGTGGTCACGTTCACGGCGCTGTCCGTTACGACCGCTTCAGTGCTGGCGACTTTGATGGTCACCGTACCGCTGGGCAGGGTGATGCTGTAGCTCTTGGCCTGCCAGTCGTAGATCAGCGAGCCGCCATCATCAAATCGCCAAACTTCCACGTGGTCGCGGTTATCCGGCGGCGGGCCGGCATCACCGTACAAGCCCGGAATAAACGTGCCTTGCGACACGTCGCCACTGGCACTGACCAACGTGCCCTGCTCGCCCATGGTAGGCGCCCGCCAGTGCCGGGCCTTACCGGCAGCGATGCTGTGCCAGCGCACCCAGGCGCTGGTCCACTCACCATCCGACACCCGACACGCTGGCGGGGAGGCGGCCAGGTCCAACCCCACCACATAACAAGCCTTGACCACCCCGGCGATCATGCGGTCATGCTGGGCACTTGCGTAGCCGCTCACATGTCCTCCGCCGGGACAAAGTCCTCTTTGACATCGTTGTTAAACCCAAACAGCAGCGAGCCCGGCGGCTGATCAGGCCAAGGCCACTCCTCGACACCGAGGTACACCTGCTGCGTCCACTCCACCAACCATACGGTGTAGCCATCCAGGTGCGGCTGGGTCCAGTCCTGCTGCGCTTGTACAAACTCGGCGGGCTCGACTGGCAACCCCCATGTCTGCGCGCGCAGCAACACGGCGAGCTGGGTTGCCAATTGCACGGCCTGTTGATGATGGTGCGGCTTGATCGGATCGACGATGATGCGCGCCTCGAACCTGCACACCAGCGAGGTTTCGCCCGTGCCAATGTCGGTACCCGGCTCGATCTCGGCCAGCTCCAGAAACACTGCCGGTAGCGACACGCGGTCCGAAATGTTCGGCCAAGCCGTCACTGCCCGCACGCCTGGTAGATGGGTCGTCAGATGCTGTTCTACCGCCCGATAAAGCTGGTCCAGGCTCAAAGGCTCGTCAGACATTGCCTATCCTCTTGAGGTACTTCTGCAGCTCAAAGTTGAGCTCCTGTTTCAGGATCTCCAGCAGGCGCTCATCCGCCTTTTGTACCCAGCTATCGAAGTGTGGCCGGGCTTGCTCCAGCGAGACCTTGGCTTTGGCCAACGGAAAGCGACTACCGTTTTCCGCGACCCACCCCGAACTCGGCCCGCGCCCCGGGGACACCGTGCTGTCGGGATAGTCGTCCGCGTTGAAATGCTTGCTCGCCGTGCGAATCCAGATGTCGGGCTTGTTGCCGTAGACCTTCTTCAGGAACGCGCCCTGGTACCGCCGCCCAGCCACCGACACGCCGCTGCCGGTCTGCCGGGCGCGACCGATTCGGCTGGACTCGATGGCATTGAGTCCAAACCACAGTTTGCCGCTGGTGGCTGAACCTGCGACCGGGTAACTGCGCAAGCGCTGACGCACCGCTGCAACGGCAATGCGCTCCTGCCGGCTGACGGCCCGGGCGATGTGCGTGCGCAACCACCCCAACGTCTTGTTGATCGCGCGCCGGTGCGCCGTGGCCGCCGCCTTAGGTACCAACTTGGCAAAGTCCTGAAACGCTTGAAGGTCCGTGGCCGAGGACTGGATGGAAATCATCCCGCCACCGGCCGAGGGTTTGAAATAGCTACCGACACTCATGGGCGCATCCTCAGGATCAGGGCGACCAGGCCGTCACCGCTCGGCTCCAGCTGCAGCAGGTCGTAATCGCCGCCGCCATCCAAAGCGGGCAAATCGACACTGACCAACAGGCCCGGCTCCAGGCCCTGCGAATCGCTGACGCGGATCTCGAAACGCGGCTCACGTAACCCGGTGTTGAGCTTGCCGAACTTCGGCTGCAACCAGGGCGCGGCAAACATACCGAACACCGGTTCCTCGCGACCCTCGATCCGTGCGGTGTCGCCCAGCGTTTCGAACACCAGCGCGTCAACCTCGGCGATCAGATCGCGAAAGCCCACGGTCAGAGTTCCAGGAGGATCTGGGCACGCGGTCGGGTGCACAGGTGCAGCGGGTTGGACTGGGCTTCACCGGCCATGCCTTTGTTGAACGGCAGCGGCTCGATCATGCTGTAGTAAGGGATTCCCTGAGTGTTGACCGTTTCCATGTAGTCCGCCGGCGCAAATACCGAGATGTACAGATCAGGCACACCCTCAGGGACCAGCAACGCCTTATCGTCATGGACGAAAGACACACCGGCCACCTTGCCACGGTAGCGCTCCCAGACAATGCCACCGAACTCGAAGCTTTCACGGGCATCACCGCGCAGCGCTGCAGCTTGGAGCGTGCCTTCATAGGTTTTAACGACCGATTTATGGGCGATCAGCTTGCTCCAGAAGTGCTTGCCGCAGAAGGCGCGGGAACTGGTGCTGGTCACACTGCCGAGCGCGTCTTCTTGCATATCCAGTGCTTCGAGGCACTTAACCCGTAGCTCGGTACTCTGATCGGCCAGGCCCATGGACAGCTTCTGACGCTGCACGCCGAAGGATGCATAGATGTCCAACAGCGGGGTTTGGCCATCGGCGTCGAGGATCAGACCATTGAGTGCGCCCATACGCTGGAACTCATGGGTCGCGTCCAACTGCCGACGCGCTTTCGCCAAACGGGCGTTGACCACATCCTGCACCGCCTGCAATTCGGTGCGGGTACCGAAGGCGCGAATACCTTGGATCTCGTCGGCCTTGATGGTGAAACGCTCTGGCAAGTGGACGGTGTTGAACGGAATCAGGTTGCGCTTGCTGGCCGCAACCACCAGACCAGAACTCCCGCGCTCACCGGCCGGCACCAATGCCAGGGTGTCGCCGTCCTTTTCAATCTGCACAGTCAGGGTCGTAACCCCTTCCTCGCGAAACAGGCCCAGCGCACTGATGCGGCCCGGCAGGTACGGTTGTTCATTGAGTGCAGCGGTGAGCGCGGTAACGGTGAACGCTTCGTCGTCAAAAATGGCGATATCGGCCATGGGTACTCTCCAGAAATGAAAAACCCCGCTCAAGGCGGGGTGCATGCAGTGGGCTAGATCGACTTATCGGACGATCAGGAAATGGGCGGCCAAGTCTTTTTCGGCGTCGGCGTCGAGTCCGGTCAGGTGCGCTTCGCTGACTTCCGCCAATCGCACGACGGCGCGACCACGGCGCACCACATCCGACTCACCCAGCGGACCGAAGAGAATCGCCACGGCAGCCTGAGTACCGTCTTCGGCCGCCGGAGCGTACGGCGCAAATTCGCTGGTGGCCGTCACCAGGCCGAGGACCTGGCCCGGGTACAGTGCCGGGCCGGCGGCGACGTTGATCGACTCACGCGAAATGTTGCCGGCGCCCTCGGACAACAGAAACTCACCGGCGTGGATCGGTTCTTTTTTGATGGTCATGGTCTTGCTCCTTTCGCGCCGTGCGCAGTGCCAGAGTGAGCCGCTTGTCGAGCGGCCCAGATCGAGGTGGGATCGGTTTGTTTGGCCAGTACCTTCGGCGCCGGGTCGTTGTCCAGCGGCAAGCTGTTGTCGATTTCGAAGCCTTTGCCGCTGCTGACAATCTTGTCGAACAGGCGCGCCCGAACTGCCGCTGCGTCCAGCCCAGCCGCGACGTACTCAGCACTGAACTCCGGCAAGCGTGCAGCCACGCACAGGTCATTCACCGCTTTGGCACGGGCCAGGCCAGCCAGGACGATCTCTTCGCTTTCAAGCTTGGTCGAACTGAGCAATGGCGCGACCAGGTTGCTGATCCCACCCTCGGTGCAACGCTGGGTGATCATCAGAGCCAACTTAGTCGAGTCGACCACCGGCGGTTCCAGCGGTGGTGTCTCAACCTCCGGTTCCGGGTCCGCTTCGGGTGGCTCGTCGAGCTGGGCCAGCAGCTCAGCCGGTGCATGCTGGTAACGCTGCAAGACGCCCCCCTGACCGAGACAGGCCTTAACCTTGATCCCGTCGCCGATTTCATCGGCCAGGCCCAGGGCCAGGGCCTCACTCGCGGTGAGCCAGGTTTCAGCAGCGACCAGCCGCCGCAATTCAACCTCATCAATGTTCGGCGCCTTGGCTTTGTAGGCCGCGATGATGGCTTCCATGGTCTGGTCGAGGACGTCGGCCACTTTGCGGAAGTCTTCGGCATCGCCGGCCGCGTAGGTCCAGGGGTTGTGGATCATCAATATCGCGCTTTCGGCGATGACGACCTTGTGTGCGCCGCACACCGCCACGCTGGCGGCACTGGCGGCCAAGGCATCAATCCGCCCGGTGCACCGTGCGCCCAAGCGCCTCAACGCGTTGTGCATGGCCAAGCCATCGAACAGGTCGCCACCGACGCTGTTAAACGCCGCGATCACTTCCGAGACGCCGTCGTCCATGGCGCGCAGATCCTGCACGAACTGATTGGCCGTCACACCCCAGGCACCGATCTCGCCGTAGACGAAGACCTCAATCACCCGCTCGGTGGCTTCGCCGCTGGCGTGCACGGCGTACCAGGTTTTGTCTTTGACCTGCACCCGCTCACCCGCGCGGTTGTAAATGCGCGGTCGCGCTTTTTTGCTCATGGTTGCTCCTTGTCGTCGATGGGCTCGACGGCGTCGAGAGTGGTGTAATTGAGGCCCAGGCGCGTGGCCCGGGCGAGATCGGCGGCGTTCTCCGCGTCAACCGTTTCGGCGTCGTAGCCGGTGCGCAGGACCATCTCACTACGCGAGGCAAAGCCCGCTTGGACTTCCATGCGCCGCGCCTGCACGTCCTGCACCGGTTGGATGTAGGCCCAGCCTTGCGGCACCCAGCGAGTGCGCAGGTAATTGCGACGCTTTTGCGCGTAATCGGCCAGCACCAGGACACCCGATAACACGGCCATGTCCATCCAGGCGGCCCGCACTGGGCGGCAGAGCTGGTGGACATAAACACCGAATTGCAGTTGTTCCAGACGGCGCCGAAACTCGTTGAGCACCACACGCAGCGCCCGGTCGTTGACCTCGCGCATGTCACCGGTGAGGATCTCGTAGGGCGTCCCCGTCCCCGCCGCTGCTGCCATCAATTGCTGCCGCATAAAGTCCGGGTAGTTGTTGCCCGCGTCCGGCGGTTTGGAGAACTCGACCTCTTCACCTGGCCCCAGCTCCTGCATGGTGCCGGGTTCCAGCGCGACCATCGGGGTGAAGCCGTCGCGATCAAGGCTCAGCGGTTGACCGGTGACCGGGTCTCTGGGCACTGGTCCGGAGTCCGGAGCCGGCCGACTGATGAAGCCGGCAAACAGGTTGGCCACCTCTTGGCGAAACAACACCGCGTCGTCGTAGTTGTCGAGACTGCGCAGGCGCTTGAGCACCGGTGACAAGCGCGGTACGCCGCGCAACTGGCCCGGCTCGACCGGCTCATAGATATGCAGCACCTGCGAGGCCGGCACGCGCACCAACTGGTTGTAACCGGCGTTCAGCGACGACGAGTCACGCGGATGCGACAGGTACATCCAGTACGCCACTCGCTTGCCATCCGGGGTGAACTCGATCCCCGCGCGGATGAGGTTGCCGGTTTTGGTGGTCTCGAACTTGTCATGCGGGACGAACTCTGGCGCGAGGATCTGAAGCTGCAGCGGTACCGCGAGGCCTTCGTCCAAACTGCGCGGACGCAACCGCACAAAACACTCGCCCGAGGTTTCAACCGTGCGCGCCGCCAGCGCTTGCTGGCCATAGAAGTCGGTGCGGTCATCCGCATCCGATTCATCAACCCAGTCCTCCCAGAGTTCCTGCAGCAATTTGCGCAGGACTTCGTCGTCGGTTTTCGGTCGCGGGGTGATGCCGGTGCCGATCAAGTTGCTGACGCGCTTATCGATCACGTTGAAGGCATACGGGTCGTTGCGAACCGCTGCCCGGGAGCGCGAACGCAAGTTACGCAGTGCCGGCGTGTTGATGCTGTTGACCCCGTTATCGGGAGCATCCCAGCCAGTGGATCGACGGCCCTCCCCGGCGCCTTCGTAACTGGCCTTGATGTTCGACGGCAACACGAATCCGTTACGGGTCAGCGTCGGATAGTGGCGGGCCATTAGACTCCCTTGCCTCCGTGGTACAGCCGGACCACACGCGAGCGTGGACCGGCAGCGTTGACCAGCGACGAACGAATCTCTTCGCGAGCCTTGAGCAGCTCGTCGACCGTGCGGTATTCCACGGTACGGTCGGTGTAGCGCACGACTTTTTCACCACGTGCGATGGCCGCCTCAACCGCGTCGAGGTGCTTTTGGGTAAAGGACATATCAGCGTCTCTTCAGATAACCGCTGGTGGAGCTGCGGCGTTGAGGTGGCGGTGCTGCCGGTCGCGATGGCACGATCGGAGCAGTAAGTTGTGGAGCCGATGGCGGTGCAGCAACGGGTGTTGCGGGTCCGGTGACACGTTCGCCTTGAACAGGCTTGATGCCCAAGGCATCGTCGAACAGTCCGGACTGCGCCAGGGACTGACGCACGCGCTCCCAGTCGTGTTCCTTGTAACGGTTGAGGCCTAGGTAGTGCGCCATGGCCAGGCAGTACACCATCAGGTCGAGCGCTTCGTTGCGCTCGGCCTTGCCCTTGACCCACTCGATGCGCTTGTGGCCGCGCACGTAGCGGGCGACTTTGCGTTCCGCGACGCACTGGTCGAAGAAGTCGTCCGGCAGGTCATTGGCGAAGTGCAGCGCACCTGGTCCGGACTCGAATGGGTAGCGGTTGTAGATCCAGTCTTTGGCCGTGTCGGTACCGACGAACCACAGCTCGGCGCCGTTGCGTTCGGTCTGGCCCTTCCATGTCACGTCGACCATCGACGGGCGCTGAGCAATCACCGGCTTACCGGGTTTGCTCGCGCCCTTGATGGCGAACACATTCCGCCAGCGGCGAACGCGGCAGAACTGATAGACCTCATCGGTGTGGTGGCCACCGGAGTCGACGGCTACCGCGAGAATGCCAAGGCCGACGCCGCACGGGTGGCGGTATTTTGCCTTGAGCAATTCGTCCAATGCGGCCCAGGTGCGTTCGTCTGCGGGATCACCCGAGACCACCTGGTAATCGACGACCCAACGCTCCATGCCGACGCCCCAACCCATCGCCATGAACTCCAAGCGGTTGGCCTGGACGTCGACGGAGCCGGTGATCATCAGCACCGCCGCCGGCAGTGAGCCGAGGGTGAAACCTTCCAACCGCGCCCGCTGCCTCAGCACATCGGCTTTGGTTTGCTCTTGTGCGCTGTCCCAGACTTTCGCCAGACGGGTGTTGTAAAACACCTGCATCGGTTCCAGGTCGCCTTTGGCCTGGGCCTTCTTGGCTTTTTCGAATTGCTTGGCCAGCGACTTCCAGTCCATCCAGCCCAGCGGCGAATACAGCGCGTTGAGGTGGAAACCCACCGTCTCGCCATCGCCTTCGGCATGGGCACGCCATTCACCTTTGGCGAGCATCTCGCCCTTGTGGTACTCATCGATCAGCACGTCGCACTCGGGCCCGGCGCACTGGTAATGCACGACACTGAAGTCCTTCGAGTAATGCAGTCGCTCCCACTCAAGGATTTGCATGTGCCCACAGTTCGGGCACGGCACGTAGTAGTAACGCTGGTCGCTGCCCTCGAACAGGTCGGAGATCCGCGAGGCGCCCTTGATCGTCGGCGAGCTGGAGAAGTAGAACTTCGCATTGCGACCGAAGGTACTGCCCCGGGTTTCCGCCAGCTCGATAGGGTCGCCCTCTTCGCCGATGTCCACTTCCCAGCGGTCGATCTCATCACCGTAAACGTAACGCGCCGACAGCTCCGAGAGGTTGGCCGCCGAACCGGCGGTGGTCACGTACAACGACCCGCCCTCGAATTCCTTGGTGTCCATGGTGTTGCGCGAATCCCGCGAACGGCTGGACGCCACCCGTTCGCGCAGCACCGGTGTGGCCTTGATCGTCTTGCCGATCCGCGAAGACACCCGTTTGGCCAGGCCGAGGCTCGGTAGCAGAGTCAGGATATTGGACGGCGCCATGTGGATCAGACCGCCGATCCAGTTCAAGGCGATCTGCGTTTTCATCAGCTGCGAGGCGACCATGGTGATCACGCGTTTGCAGGGGTGAGCCGGCGACAGGCAGCGCATCGGCTCGCGGGCATAGGGCGTGCGGGACGTGCGGTATTGGCCGGGCTCAGCGGCACCGGTGTCACGCGGGATACGCATGTACTCGTCGGCCCACTGATCGACCCAGACATCTGGATCCGGATGCAGCCCACGAAAATACGCCTCCCGGTACACCTCAGCACCGTCAGGGATTTCCGTGGGCATGGGTTTAACTCGTGGTCAGGGCGTGCTCAAGATCCGCCGAGGACAAACGTTCTGCATCCTCAAGCGAGCGACGGATAGCGGCCGTCAGGTGCTTTTCGATCTGCCAAGGGTCGGTCATGACGGCAAGTTCCGGGGCCAGTTGCGGGGGCATGCCCAGCAGTTGGTCCCGCAACAGGCGGCCTGCGTTGAAGGCGCCGGTTTCCACCGCGATACGCTCAACCAAGGTGCCCTGCTGTTTGTGGAAGTTGGCTTGCTCTTGCAGGGCCAGGTAGTGCTCGCGCAGAGCCCGAGACTTTTGGAAGTCCACCGCCTGCCCGACTTGCGGCACCGCAGGTTCTTCGACGGCGGTTTCAGCCTCCTTTTGAAGGCGAAGCCGTTCGTGTCGGTTGGCGACAGCGGCTTTGCTTGGATCGGCGGACTCGGCCAGCAGGGCTTCGGTGGCTTCCAACTCCACCTTGCCATCGTCAGTCAGTACCAACCGATCCTGATTCGCCAACTTGGAAACATACGATTTCGCCCAGCCGCGCCGTGCTGCAAACTCCGTTTTGCTGATTACAGTCATGATGGAATGTCCTGTTCACCTAATGAATACGGAGGGTTCACCTGTTCACCCCAGTTCACTAAGCTGGTGAACTGTCCGCTAACACTTTCCCGCGGGTTTCCGACCCCGTACCCCTTGGATAACCCCAGGGTCCCCGGCGGTTTTCGGTGCCCCGGACCGGTTCATCACCCCTGTTCACCGCCGGAGGGTGGCGCTTCGCACACGCCCAGCCGCTTGGCGGCCCAGCGTTCGTACAACCCGATGGCAACATCGGCGCCGGCCATTGCGGTCAGGCAGCCCATCGCCGAAGCAGTCCAGATCGACACCCCGGCGGCGTGCAACAACATCATGGTGGAAAGTCCGCAACCCACGCAGGCACCGGACCGAAGTGCCAGGCGCCGTAACAATGCCCAACCTCGCGCCCCGTCCTTGTCAGCTCGCCACATCTCGCCCGACACGCCGCCAACCAGGGCCAGAACGATCACTAACCAGATCGGCATCTCTGCCAGCGTTTGCTGCTCGTTTGTCATCGCCCTACCCCATAAACGCAAAAACCCGGCGCAATGGCCGGGTTTGGTGTGTGGTGTCTGTCGCTCTCTGCGGCCGCACCTATCGAAGATGACTACTTTTTACAGGTGGATTTTACTGGCAGCAACCCCACTTTAATGCCACCCGGTGAATAAGTGGGCAACGCAGGGTGAACGCCTAGGCAATGTCGGTGAATACACCACCTCGGCTATCTGTTGCTGTTGCGTTGTCCCATTTGTCCCACCATTCAGAATCGAAGTGGGACGCCTGAGAGCGCCTAAATTCGGGGCGTCGCCCCACTGTCCTACTTTTTTATCTTCTTTCTCGTGTAAAGAAAGAAATTGAATAACACGCGTGCGCGCCACGGGCGCGCTAGTGCCCGCTCCGCTCACATGGGCGGGAGGCTCCAACAGGCGGGACGGTGGGACACGCCAACAACGACAAGGCCCGCGCTTGTCCCACCGCGTTGAAACGCAGTAGGACAAGGCGGGCCAGCGGGACAACAACAGCCGAAGTCATGCCCAGGGTCACGCAGCCTTCCCCATCAGCATGCCTTCGATGTTCACATGAGCCTCGTGCAAACGCAGATAGTAAGTGCGAACACTACAGGCGCAGTGCAGCAGCTTCTGCCGCATGAAGCTTTCATGGTTGCAGTAGTGTTCCCTCACCACCTGTGCCAAGCGAGGCTCCAAATGCTTGTTCACGATCAGCTCAATATCCGCCGACTCATCCAGCAGCACCCGACTGCCGCGAGTCCCCCGAATCAACTCACCTTTGCACTCCATCAGCATGGCGATCATGTTGCCGCCACTCGCCCCGCCGAAAGACTCGGCCACCGGCGAATGCAAGTCCTCAGCCCACAGCTTGAGCATCTCATCAATTCGCTTAATCACCGAAGCAAGGCTCCTCGATCGGTTCCACCTTCAACGCCGAAGCGCCACCCCAACCTGCCGGCTTCTTATAAGCCCAAGGACGCTGCCCACTTTTCGCCAATGCAGGCAAACGCACACGCCGCCAGCCGAGACGATGCATGATTGCCCCGACACGCATCTGTTCGGGCTTGCCCCAGTGGCCAGCGTCGAGTTTGAGAGGGCCAGAAAGCACTTCGCTGCCGGTGGTGGTTTCACCGATCTGCGATTCTTCCAACCAGGTCAGGATTGGCCCTTCCCACTCATCCACCACAAAGCGTTCTTCCTGCGCCTCGGCAAAGGTCGGCGCTTCATCAGGCGTCACCCACCAGATATCGCCTGCCTCATAGCAAAACATCGCTTCAGCCCAAAGCTGATCCCGGATTTCTCGCAGCTGCTCCAGGTCGACCTTGGTACAAGCCACCGGCCAATAACGCCTGTTGCCGGTGGCGTCCTTAAGGTATTCGTCTTGGTTGGTCGTCCCCACGAACACACACTGGCGTGGCACGTCATTCGTTCGGCGGCCGTAGCTCTCGCGGTAGGTATCGGTCGACGCTGAGAAGAACTGTTTGGCCTTGGTACTCTCAGCCTTGTTGAAGCTATCCAACTCCCCCAGCTCGACAATCCATTTGCCACGGATCGCCTGAAAGCCGTCCTTGTCGCCCAGGGCAAAGGGCGTATCCATGAACCACTCGCCGCCGAGGATGCTCATTGCCGTCGACTTACCCGCGCCCTGCGCGCCTTCCAGAATCATCACCGAGTCAGCCTTGCAGCCGGGCCTCATTACCCGCCCCACCGCCGATAGCATCCATCGCTTACCGACCTTGGCCGAGTAGTCGCTGGCCTGCACGCCCATGACATCGGTGAGCCAACTTTCCAACCGAGGTACCCGGTCCCATTCGAGTTTGTGCAGGTACTCCCGCACGGGATGAAATGCATGGTCATGAGCAACAACGCTCACCGCCTCAATCACCTGAGTCGACTTAACCCGTAGGTTGTATTGCTGCGCGAGCCACTTCATCACCCGCACGTCATCGATGTCGGCCCAGTCGCCCGTACCACCGCCATAAGGGGCAGAACGTAGCTTGACGATCTTCGAACTGAAGGCGCTGTAAGTGATCACGCCGGCCCAGCGTTCGTCGTTGCCAAGTATCAGCTCAACGTTCTGCATGTGGGCAATCAGGGCGCCGCTTTCGGCGCGAGCCAATTGGTCTTTCCATCCACCCGCTGCCGGCGGCTTGACCACCGCCAACACCTGACGCCGGACCGCCTCCAAGCCTTCGGCGACGTGCAAATCATTGAAGTCCGTCCACTTGTCTTCCCGTTCACCGGAGAAGATCGGGGCAACCACCTGGCCCCCGACGATCAAGGCGGCGTTGTTCGCCTTCTCTTCACCGGGGTTCCAAGCATCACCATTCGGGCGTTTCGTCTTCCAGTCATCATCCCGGCAGACGATCAGCGGGCAACCCGGAAAGCGTTCTCGCATCGCCTTGCACACCACCAGCAGATTGCCCGCATCGAAGGCGATGGCCACCGTCAGCGAGGTCGCCATATGCAGGCTGGCGCCCGTGGCGTAGCCCTCGCATACAAGCACTGGTTCCCCCGGCTCAGGATGAGGCCCGATCAGGTGAAAGGCGCCCTCTTTCGACATTCCGTAAGGCCAGTAGGACTTATCCCGGCCGGTGTCTTCCTGCTTAGCTGGAAAGACCACCTGCAAGCCGACGATCTGGTCCCGCACGTTGCACATCGGCACCAAAAACGCGCCGGTGCGCGGCGCGTAACGAACACCAAAACCGACGATCTGCTTTCGATCCAGATAGTCGCTACGGCCCTTCTCCGGCATGCGTTTGAACAGCCCCGCCGCCCGGTTCGCCGCTCGACGTGCAGCATTGGCCGCTATCTCGGCGGCGCGACGTTTGGCGTCCTCTTGGCGAGCGCGCATAACTTCACGTTCTTCAGGCGACATCCGCCCCGCCTTCACCTTAATCTTCTGCGTTTCGCCCGAACGCCAGTCACCGAAGCTGCCAAAGATCAGCGTCTCGTCTTTTTCGGTGCGATGCTCATGGACGACATACCAACCGTTCTTTTCCTTGCCCTTGTCCTGAGTAGTCTTGCAGCGAGTCAGCTTGCCAAAAATTAGCGGCTGATCCGGCTCAAGGCCGTAGTCTGCGAATTGACCCAATACCTCATCGAGCATGACGGGCCTCTCGCAACTCTTCGATCGATTGGCAAAGCACACACTGCGAACAACCGGGCTGCGCTAAACGACGGTCTTCAGGGATGGGATCATCGCAACCTTCGCAGAACAGGAATGAATGCGCCGCCGAAGCAGGCTTGGCGGCGCTACGTGCAGCGAGTGCCTGATCAAGCCGCTTCTGCACCAGATCGTTGGCAAAGTCAGCGATATCAGCCACGGTCGACACCCCGCGTTGTTTGATTAACGTAGGTAGCGCGGTTGAACATCCCCAGCAGCCCTTGAATACCGCGAAACACCTGCAGGCGAATCGCAGCCAGCTCGTGGTCCGTGACCACGCCGTCGCCGATACTCTTGGCCCATGTCTCGGCCAAATCCGCAACCTGCCGAAAATATTCAGCAATGCCGGTGGTCAAGGTTTCAGGCATGTCGTTGGTGTACGCCTCGGCTAACTCTTGCCAAGTCGTATCCCCGACCAGCGCATGCACTGCATCCAGAATGCGACGGTCCTTGGTCAACTCCAGGATCTCGCCGAATTCCTGAATGTTCACCGTGTGGCTGGGATGGGTTGGCGACAGCTTGTGCTGCAGCGTGGTGGCGTTTCTGCCGGTGGTGGCGGCAATTGCAGCAGCGCCGCCGGGATAGTCCCGAGCAGCATGGTAAAGCGCTAAATCTAGCGGCAGGATTTCCCGCTGCGCTCGTTCTACAGAACTTAGAGCGATTCGACTCATGGCATTAATCCTTAAGGTTGCCAGTGCCGCGCGACATGCAGTGGTGATACATTTGCCGCGTGGCTTGAAAGGGCCCAAACGCCGGCTAGATCTTCAGGATCGTCACCGGCACCGTGCCGAGGCGAACAATCCGTTGTTCACCCCTGGCGCAACAGCTGCCCAATCTGTGGTGGAAAAGGCAGCAACACCAAGGCATCCGTGCCTTAGAAAGCGCAGTAAAGAGAGGTGGTTAGCATGTGGTGTGCCGCCTATCCTTACCGCGACCCGACAGCGCTGTGGTGGTGCGTGCCGGGAGGAACTGGGCGGCCTTTGGGTCGCCTTTTTTCTGACTATGCTATTCAACTAACTTCTTTGGTGCAGATGCATCGAGCAGCCAAGTGGGCTCAAACGAGTGGCCCCTTTGCTTTGCGGCTGTTGCCAGAAGCACCGAGTATTGAGTTTCACCGGTGTAGTCGGTCCGCGGCAGGCTTGCAGTCTGACGCCACTTATTCAATGCCTGATAACTCCTGTCACAAACCTTCGCGGCGGCCCCGATGCCGCCTACTGCTTCAAAAGCGAACGCAATAGCGTTCGGAAAATCCGCGGGGTCCAACATGGCAACCTCCTTTTATCAACCTAGAGTTGATATTAAACATCAACTGACTATTGCGCAAGCTCCATGGCACTCTCAACTCATGGTTGATAAAAACGAATTACGCGCCGCTTTTAGCGCGCGACTACATGAAGCACTCAACGATGCGGGCGTACGCGGCCGTGGACGGGGGGTGGACATCCATCGAAAATTGAAAAGTCTAGGGGTAGACAAGACTACTCAAGCGGTTAGCAAGTGGCTTAACGGCGAAGCTATGGCAGAAGCAGATAGCATGGTCGCGCTATGTTCTTGGTTAAAAGTGCGTAGGGAGTGGCTTGAGTACGGCGTTTTGCCAAAGCAACAAACCGGTGAGAGCAATGTTCATCAGCTGGTGGCCGATGAGGAAAGCAACATTAGCGAAATCAACCAACGCTTTGGCAAAGTTCCACTGATTTCTTGGGTTCAGGCAGGCGCTTGGTGCGAGGCCATTTCTAATTTTGAGTCCTATGATACTGACTCTTGGCTTTCCTGCCCTGTACCGATCAGCAATCACGGATTCGCATTGAGAGTACTTGGTGATTCGATGACAAATCCAGGACCCGGAAGAAGCTACCCTACAGGTTGCATTATTTTTGTTGATCCTGAAGCGGAAACAAAGACAGGGGACCGAGTGATCGCCCGAGTCTCCCGTACCAACGAGGCGACTTTCAAAATTCTAGTAGAAGATGCTGGGCGCCAATTTCTGCGACCGATAAATCCGCAGTACCCAATAATCGAAATTACTGAAGAAACTCATATATGCGGCAAGGTGGTGGGCTCCTTCATCCCTGAATAAGCCCACGCCTGCAATAAATTATTCCAGAGCACCTAACAATTTAAATAAGTCTGTCGCGCGTCTTTCATGCTTCAGCACTAACTCGTTGTAAATTTTATATGCGCGAGCTAGATAGCGTGTTCCAAAAGCCGTATACGATGACGCTAGTATTTTGAATGCGACAGAGTCCAAATCCATCTCATCAGTATTAAGAAGGTAATCCGCTTCATTAATATTCAATTTCAGGACACGCTTCAGATCCTCTTCTAATGCAGAATATGTGTCCCCATCAGCATCCCATCCACCGCACAAATTAATAGCAAATGAAACAATCAACATTGGATGGCCATTAGTGACCTTGTCTTCGGCGTGATGAAACGCAACACCTCCATGATCAATCCTCATCAGACCGTATCCAACCTGCAGATAATTTAATGTATCCTGATCGGATATTACACTTCCTACACCAAGCCTATCAAATGCGGCCTTAAGTTGCGGAATCAAAAATGCCCGCTCGACTAACTCTGGATTCTGCTCATACAATAGTGGAATAATATTATCCTCACTAAATGGCTTCCAGTACCTATTAATCAAGCCCACCTGAACATCATATTCTTCAGCCAATATATACTTAGAAACAAAATACTCCTGAAAGGATCTATGCGAATAGGCAACCTGTAATCCGTCTTCAATAAGCAGGCAAGTCGCTTTTAACAAATCTTCGAGATACCCTGCCCTTTTAAATGACAACCCAAGTCTTGTACGACTCACATCTATATATTCAAGACACTCCGGCGTCGTCATCCGAAACACTCGTTTATCAAATGTGAGCAATGAGAAAAGTGAAAAAACCCTTGAGAAGTCTAAAACATCTAAGTCGGTAGCTCTCTGGCGAGAGTAAGCTCCTTTTGATGCATCATGTTTTTGAAAAAGAGCCTCATAAGCCTGACCGTAAAATACACTCAGTTTAGTGGGCACTTCAGCATTTTGATGATAAGTGAGGAGCATAATCGATAGTAACAGTGGATTAGATAGAAAAGACTTGTGTTCTACAAACAATCGATCCCTTAACTCTCTAATGAATTTTTCTTTGAAAATATTTTCGACGGGTAATTTAGAAACAAGATCAACTGCAGATGACTGGCTTAGTGGTTCAACATGACACTCACTAAACTGATTCCATGCTCGGAATCGCTCGTCAGGCCTAGAAGAAATAAAGATCGGGCATCCTGGAAATTTTTGCGACAACGAATTTATATAGCTATCGACGCCCTCTCGCTTGGAAGCTAATAGTTCATCAAACCCGTCAAACAAGAAACAAAAATTACCAGACTTCAGGGCTTGTAAAAAAAAATCCCCCTCAATATCAAACCCACCATTTTGCATTATGAATACTATATGCTCCTCAAGGGAACGAACAGAATCATTAAGATCCCTGAGCTCAACAAGTATCGGAGCGTACTCGCCGCCAGCAATACAGCTTAGGAATATATGACGCATCAAAATCGACTTACCACAACCTCCCGTGCCGGCCACAATTATACGGCTGGACATCTCAATGCAACTAGAAAAATCGGGGCTCGATATTGAATCCGAGTAGCCAAATCTTAGTCCTATTGGAACATAGTAGTCATAAAAATCGACAGGAGTATCTGTACTCCATAAGCATTTCAGCTTTGAATACTTTACTCGCGACTTCAATATGTATCTTTGATAGCCAATCTCAATTTGACTTTTTTGCTCTCTAGTTTTATAGAGTCCTTTCGCGAAACTGAATACTTTCTCAATATTTGAATTAAAAATCTCTACAGCGGCTTCAACTTCATCCATTTTTTACAGTTCTCCAGTTAAAGCGTCAATGTTGAGAATCTTCAGTTATCCCCTGCGACTGTATCTTATGACTGGCTTACTGGAAATCGCGAACAACAGAAACGAAATTTATCAACCGATAGTTGTTGACACAACATCAACCACTGGTTGATATTTGTCTCACTCTTCCACCACAGAGCGAGGCAACAGCATGCACACCATAGCCACCCTGCACGTCCATCCGGCCGTTGCTGATCCATTCCGCATCTTCGAGATTCGCCGCTTAGCACGCGAATACGGATGCACGTTTGTCACCACCAAACCAAAGCTGAAAGCCCGCGGAACAACCGCTCCGTTCGATCCAAATGGCGGAGGGTATGCAGCATGAGCAAGTACAAGCTGGACAACCGTTCCCTGCAACTGCTCAACGCCCAGGTCAACTTGACCGAGACCTTCAACCACACGCTAAGGTCAACACCCAAGCGTGAGGCCCTGTCGTTCCGCCTCAAAGTTGAACGCACCACATCCGACACCTTTTTCACCGTTGAACTGGGCAGCGATCGCCACACGCTGACCCTGAAGAACGAAAAAAAGATGCACCTCAAGCTGGCTGACTTCATCGAAGAGATCGTCAACGGCCCGTTTGCCCCCAGCGACGCCGTCGACCTATTGAACTTCCCCCTCGCCAACCTGGAATACGCTCGCTTCGATGCTGAGCACAAGCAGCAGGTATTCGAGCTGGTGCGCACTGGTGGTGTCGTGAGCCTCGACATGGGTTTTGAGCTCCCCCTCCACGTCGCATTGCATCGCACTAAAACCCGCTCTGGTGTCACTACCATCATGAGCATCGGCAAGAAAAGGCCGCGCACCAAATGTTTCACCGTGTACGGCAGCGATGTCGAGATCTACAAGCAAGTGGCCGAGTCCATCAACCACCTTGCGGCAGCGGCAACACCCGCGGCGCACGCCGCTTGAGGGGGACGACATGGAACGCACACTCGCCCAAGCCGCGAAACACCTCGGTCTGACTAGGCCCAAGCTGATCGACCTTATGCGGGCAAAAGGTCTGCTCAATAATCGAAACCTACCTGCCTTCCCGACCCGCGATCGCGAGTACCTGCGGGTCAAGGACAGCAACTGGTACCACGAGACCGCCGGTATGCAGTACAGCCAGTCAACCCGCGTCAGACAACCCGGCATCCGCTGGCTGGCCGATCAACTGGGGCTCGATCTACCCACCATCCCGGTAAACCACCGTGATGTGGCCTAGGGAATACGCTCGCCAGATCGTCGCCATGCGCACACGCGAGGAGCGCAATGCTGCGCTTCTCGAAGTGCCGGATCACCTACGCGAGCTGACCAAAACACACTGCCTGAATGCCTGGAACCACCCGGCAAGAACACAACGCAAGGAGGCTCAGCAAGCCAATGCCTAACACTAGCCAGACACCACTACGACTGCGACCCGCACCCGAGTCAGTCACTATGGAACTGCTTTACCGCACCTTCGGCGACGTGCTGATCCCGTTGGAAAAAGTCCGCGAGCAGTATTTCCGCAACCTTAACGAGCAGTCTTTTGTGGCCGAGATCAACAGCGGTCGGATTCAGCTGCCCATCACCACGCTGGACACCAGTCGCAAGGCACCGAAGTACGCGCACATTCGCCATGTTGCTTCACTGATCGACATCCGCGCCTACAAGGCAGATGAAGAGATGCTGCGACCACAGGACGATTCAACCGAGTAAGTCACCTGACCCAACGGCTGCCACCACCAGCCTACGACGACACCAGGAGCACACCACATGACTGCAATTCAAATTTGCGCATTGATCGGCCTCATCATCGGCGCTGCCCTACTCTACTGGACCGGCTACCGAGGTGGCCTGATCGATGGCCGCATCGAGGGAATCGACGAAGGCAAAGCCATCCAACAATCCGACAACGCCCTGCTACTGGCGGACCTAGTCAAGGAGGCAGCATGAGCCAGATTTCTCACCATCATCGCAACACGGATCAAGCTTCGCTGGCACCTGATGGACCAACTCGCTATCGAACTGCGGAGGAAAGCGGCATAAAAATGGACCAGCACACCACCCAAACATCAACCGCTTTACTCTGCAACGCCAGTGGCGTCGACACGCTAGAAACAAACAGCCTCTGCTGCGCAGCAGCAGGCATTACTACCCATCTCAGCGAAACTGAGGCACTTATACCCCACGAAAAGCTGCGCGAGGCAGCCACACCCGATGCAACGCTAATCGCTCAGAATCGCCCGCCCGCGCAGCCTGTTGTGGGGCATATGCAGGTACAAGCTATCACCATCGCTCAGGAGGCAGCATGAACAGAGAGAACTCGTTTCAGCTGCCGAGTGAAACGCTTACAGAAGATGAGTTGGCCGCTATTACAGGCTACAAGATTCCGTCCTGCCAACGTCAGTGGCTGCAACGCAATGCTTGGGAACACGTGCTCACAGCTGCACAACGCCCCGTTGTAGGTCGCGTGTACGCCCGCCTGAAGCTAGCTGGGGTGAAACCATCAGCAACCAATGCTGTAGCTGAAACCTGGTCCCTTGATCTCTCACGTGTAGGTTAACGATGCGCCAGAAGAAAGCCGCAAACCGGGATCTGCCGCCACGGATGATCCGGCGTAGCCGCAAAAGAAAGAACGGCAGTACCTGGGTGGGCTACTACTACAACGGGCGGGACGCCGAAGGGAACCGAGTCGAAATTCCGCTCGGTGGCGACCTCGATGAAGCCAAAGTTGAATGGGCACGTCTGGATCGCAAAGCCACACCCAAGCCTGCTCACCTGATGGGCAGGTTTTTCGACGACTACGAAAGAAAGGTCATCCCTGGGCTGAAGCCCGGCACTCAAAAGGACTACTTGAAAGGCCTCAAACAACTACGCAATTCGTTCGAAGCAGCCCCTGTAGACGCGGTCACCCCACAAGTGATCGCCCAGTATCGCGACGCCCGAACAGCAAAGGTGCGCGCCAACCGCGAGATCGCCCTCCTCTCAACCATATTCACCTTTGCCCGCGAATGGGGGCTCACTGAAAAGGCAAACCCTTGCGCCCGCTTACGCAGGAACAAAGAAACACCCCGCGACTTCTACGCAGGCAAAATCGTTTGGGATGCGGTTTACGCAGAGGCACCGCCCGAGCTGAAAGACGCAATGGACCTAGCCTACCTGACTGGCCAGCGCCCCGCAGATGTGCTCAAAGCATCAACTGCCGACTTGTATAACGGGTTCCTGATGGTAGGCCAGGGCAAGACTGAAAAACGCTTGCGCATCCGTCTACACGACGGCGCAGGCGCATCAGGGCTCAGCACCTTCCTCGATGCCCTACTCGAGCGCAAAGCTATGGCCGGCATCAGAAGTTCAAGCCTGATCACCAACCAGGCGGGTCTGCGAATGAGTTACGCAATGCTGAGAAATCGGTGGGATGAAGCCCGAGAAAAAGCAGCCGCGAAGGCCGCGACTGAAGGTGATGCAACGCTTGCCGCCGCGATCCGCCAGTTCCAATTCCGCGACATCCGACCAAAAGCCGCCAGCGAAATTGAAGACATTAGTCATGCTAGCCGCCTGCTTGGCCACTCAACGCAGGAGATGACGAAAAAGGTTTATCGAAGAATAGGAGAGATAGTGAAGCCAACAAAATAAGGTTACTAGATAAGTCTCTGGCTTGTTATTTTATCATGACTTGCCAGCCATACCCTCAGTTTATCCAAATGGACAAGTCCGCAAATTCCTCAACGACAATACGTTTGATATTTGCATGTGCAATTGCAATCCCGACACTTGTCAGATTAAAGTTCTTTGCTAGTGAATCATCCCATACGGAAAAAACCTCAGCCATATAAGGACGAAGAGAAACGCACTTAGCTCTTACCTCCTCTTTACTCATTCTATTTAGTTTATACAGCTTATCTAGTTTCTCTCTATCCTCCGGTAAGACATCGTTTTTTCCGAGTAAATCTGCCATTGTTGCATCATTCAAAGCCCTCACTTGGAATTTATTTTTATCATTTAAACATGCGAGCAAGAAACGGGTTCTGAGCACAATACTCAACCCCACTTCTTCAACGGTACTCATATCGAATCCCTTCGAAAAGAATCCGGGATAGTGCGCTCCGAGAATCTCCCCCAAAGACGCGTCCATAAAGTTTTGACTGCCACATCCGGTGAATTCGAGGTGTTGAAAGCTAGCTTGATTTTTAACCAAATCGCCGACCAAAGGCTGGATATGTTGATCAAAATACTCACCAAACATTTCATCGTTCACTACAGCATTATTTTGCGTGTAGCGGAATATAAAAATAAGAGACAGAGTGGCCAGCTGACCTATTGTTAGCTTAGGTGCAACCTCTAACGACTCATTTAAAACAATCTGTAAGATATTACGCTGAGACTGTTTGCTCCGATCTACCAACAAGTCAACCAGCAAATCACCTAAATCCTTGTCTCCAGTTCGGCCATATTGCTTTTGTACAGTTAATAATGCGTACTGAAAATCTGGATCTACAGCCTTTGCCAGGCCTTCCGGATAATCCCTCTCAAGCTTAGAAATCACACTATCTGTAATTTCTTCGACGCGTGCACTCATGGTCTCCTTGGCGAGCCCTGTGAGTTCATAGAAAGTTACTTTAGCGACGTCCAAAGCAATCGCGCGCGCATCCGCTGCCGAGATACCAATAATGACATCTCGTGCAGCCTGAATCGCCAAGGCACCCGCACCCACATCTTGATTTTGATCCTTATTAAGCAT